CTTGCGGACCGCTGGCAATGCCAGTATAGGAGGCGCTTCCGAATGACTTTCTCGGCACGGATGGGCACTTAGCTCAGCGGTAGAGCACTACCTTGACATGGTAGGGGTCAGAGGTTCGATCCCTCTAGTGCCCACCATCCGAAAATCCTTTAAAATCAAGAACATGGCAGTTTTTCAGTATGCTGTGTCCTTTTGCGTCAAATGACACGGGTGTGTCATTTGACTTGTGGTGCACATCAAACTCCCATGTGCAATGCTGGCTAGGTATCGGCTCCACCAAGCCACTCGTCACCGGACTGAGCATTCGACGGTAGTTGTTTGCGTGCTTCACGCTTGGCTTTGATGTCGGCCTCCATCGCGACGGCGAGATCTTGGAGGAACCCGCGCTGGTGCTTCGCGTAAATTTTCTCCGTGGTCCGGATGTCGTCGTGGCCGAGCTGCTTTTGGATCTTACGCATATCGAAGCCGGCCGTGGCCAGCATGGTCGCGAGGGTGTGGCGCAGGGCGTGAGCGCCGACAAACCGCTTCCGAATGCCGGCTCGCCTGAAGATCGCCTTCACTCCCTTTGCAACGCGCTGCACAGGTTTCCCGCGGTACTCGATTACATAGTCCGTCTGAGCGTATTCCTTGGCGAGCGCCAGATCGAGCGCGAGCTCTTCACCAATGTCAACGAACGCGCGAGACTTCATGTGGCCGGTATCGAGGATGTCGCGCTCGTCCGGCAGGCTGAAATCGATGGTCCGTTTCTGGATGTTCACACGATCCCAGGTCAGATCAAGAATGGCCTGGGCGCGGGCACCTGTCGCTAGGGCGAGCAGCATGAACATCTTGAGATGGGCTTCCGCTTCAAAAATGCGGTCGATCAGGCGCCCCACCTCAATCGGCGCCAAATTCGTCTCGCGCGGCTTTCCGGCCGATGGCACCCATACTTCAGGCGCTCGGTCGAGGACCTTTCGCCCGTCTTTGATGCTCCTTCCCACGCTCCAATCTATAGCCGTCCGAACGAGGAGGAGCTCGCTCCTGATCGTATCGCGGGCGCGCCCCATTTCGTCGCGCAGCACTGCATATCGGTGGCAATGGGTGCGCCACGCCCCCTTCACCAACACTGATGCTTTTTCCAGGTCGGCGGGCTGATAACCGCCGAGTTGAGGTTTGAGAGATCGCCACTGGTAGCGCATTTTTGCGACGCTCTTCTTGCCCTCGGCCTCGCGGTCGCGGATGTACGCCTCGACGATCTCGCAGACGGTGATCTCCTGATCCTGTCCGAGCGCAGCGGTGCGCGCGCGCACCCACTGATCGAAGATCGGCTTCATCCGTTCGAGGCTTAACCCCTTGTGACCGAGGCGAGCGCGCTTTCGCTTATTGTTTTCGTCTGGCCAGACAGCGATCCATCCTTCTCGGGTGGACATGAGGCCGTAGATGCCGTTGTGGTAACCCAGGCGTCGTACCATGCCTGTAGATCCGCCCCTTTAATGCGCAGTACACGTTTCCCCAAGCGACGCGCCACAAGGCGCTTCTCGCGAATTTCGCCGCGCATAAAGGTTTCCCCGAAACCTACAGCGGCGCCGGCTCCGGCAACGCTGTAGATTCCCTTGGGATCTATCTTTGTGCAGCCGGGCGACGCCTCGATAGCGCCATCAGCCATTCTCTTCTGCCTCCTGGATCGCTTCCTCGAGGTGGCTGATGGCGTTGGCGATCTGCGTGCCAACGCCGCCGCCTTCTTCAGGCAAGAAGACCGCGCTATCGAGGATCAACTCGGCCGCGTCGCGAACATGGTCGCTTTCGAATTCGTAGAGATCCATGATGTCGGCAGGCGCCATCCAGTCGGACGCATCCTCCGGGTCGGCACAATAATCTCCGATTTTTCCTCTTTCGAACTGGAGCAGCCAGAACGCGAGGTGTTGGCGAGCCTCGACGATCATCTCTGTTGGAGAGGTGTCCCGGTTGTGAGGCAGGAGCCGGTCGAGTGCGAGCGCGAGTAGCGCCGGGAGTTCATAGCGGGAGACGATCTCGTGGAAGGCCGGTGTGTCGGCGGTAGGGGTGTTGGTCTGTGGAAGTGCGGTCATGGTGGTGTCCCTCTTTTGGTGTGAAGTGTCGATGCTCAGGCGCGCGGAGCGGTGATCGCTCACGTCAAAATTCCTCCGATTATCATTGTGACCACAACGCATAGGAGCCCGGCCAGGGCGCCATGGGCGATCCCGCGCGCCATGGCGGCGCCGACGCTCTCGCGGTCTCGGCGGGGGAGATCATTCATCGGCGCCTCGCGGAGTCTCCACGGGGGGAAGGTAGGAACAGGAACGAATGGCGGTTTGGACTTGCCGACGTACGCCGAAGCCAACAGTCCCGCGCTGGCACCCGCTCAAGCACCGTGCACTTTCCGCAAGTGCCTCCCGCGCCGCTTCCAACGCGCAGCGGAGACGGGTGATTTCGGCGATGGCGGTTGCAACGGTGGCGTCAGGAACGCGGACGTGCTCTCCGCTTTGCCGATGAGCGCGAAGGGCCTGCTCCAGCAGAATGGCCACGTCCGTATCGGGTGTCTCAGCCATCTGCGGTGCCTCCCGTGTTCGCACGGGTGTTCCAGCGCCTGATCGCATTGACCTCGTTGACGTCCCACACCGAAGGCTCAACCGGACATCCGCCGTTCGGACACGTGATGTCGACCGCCGTGGAGTGATTGGGATCGGCGATGATGGAAGGGTTTCCGCCACAGAACGGGCACGGCAGCAGCGTCTCACTCTGCATCTGCGGTGCCCTCCGGTGAGAGGGGACGCGGATAAGGACCGATCACCTGAGCCTTTCCGAAGAGCTTCATGAAGTCGGTGTTGCGAAGCAGGGCGCGTGCAACGTAAACCCGGTCTGCAGGATGAAAGCGCGAGATTTCCTGCATGATCTTGCCGACAGCTTCGAGAACGGCGACCTCAAGCATCGGGTTTTTGGATTTGGCCATCACCGTCCCCCTTCCTGAGTAGAGAGACGGTCGGCCTGAAACAGCAATTTCTGCTGCAACGGATGTGTGTCGACGCGAGGCCGCGACGGGCACGACCAGGAGCCGCCCTTCGTCTTGCCGATCAGTCTCCAACCAGCCGCCTTGATGCTGGCGCCGTTCTCCGATGCCAGGATGTAAGTGCCGATGCGGCGATATCCGAGCGCAAATGATGCGCGGGCGGCGGCGCCGTACAGGAACGAGCATGCGTTTCTAGTGCCGTCTGTGCAGAGGCGCGTGACCTCCAACGTCATCCCGTCGTCGCGGACTCTGGAGACCGGGCGGCCTACAATTGCGACGCCAACGATCGTGTCGCCAAGGGCGGCGCCGAGGCTGAATTTATGGCTTACCACCTCGCCGTGGTGCCGGTGATGTTGCGAGACGAAGGCGTTCGCCTCGTCAAGCCCAATCGGGCAGAGCGACAAGCGTGCCATCACCCCTGTCCTCCTTCAGTGCGGGCGAGGCGGTCGCGACGCCGACGAGCATTGAAATCGCAGAGCGCGGCGTAGGCGTGCGCGCGGCCCTCGGTGTCTGTGCCGTCTGTGAGGCTCACGCGCATGTAGCCCTGCAGCTCTTCGTGCAGCCGGTCGACTTCGGCCGGGTCGTCGAGGTTGTAAGGTCGCGGCTCTGTCATGCGGGGATCATCCTGCTTTGGGCGGTATTTGCTGCGGGCTGCCTTAGCCATTCCCGCCTCCGTCTTGCTCGTGCGGATAGGTCGGCAGCATCGAGCGCGCCACGTGTTTGCCCAGCTCGGTCAAGTAGAAGAACGCGCCGACCCAAATGCCGGTATCCGCGTAGGCCCGCTCGCCATAGGGACCGCGAAACAGCCCCAGTTCCCACGCGAGGCGCAGCAGCCGGCCGTCGCCCGGATCTGTGCAGTAGTGATCGCGGTAGCCAGCTTTGCTCGCGTCGCGACCGCTCCCGAAGGCGTGCATGATGATGTCGCGCTCTTCCGGCGAAAGCTCCGCAACGATCCAGTGGGGCTCGGGGAGCGTAATGTCGTGCTCGCTCGCGCGATGGACGAGGAGCTGCTTGAACTCGAGATCGGGATAGCAATCGCTGAGCGCGAGCAGGCACGAGTAACGAGCCTTTGAGGCGGTGGACGCGTAGAAGATGTCGGCCGCGTCCGACCAGAACGGGCGCACCCGCCACGCTTTCGCTGTCCGCAGGCTGTGCGTGCTCATGCCCCGCCTCCGTCTTGCTGGTCACGGGCGGACAAAGCGCGGAGGAGGGCGAGGAGCGTCGCGTGCGTTTCGCGGTTGTGATCGCCCCGCGCGCTCTCCGTGCGCTCAGCGATGTCGTCTGATGGGAACAGTTCGACGCAAATGCCCAGCTCCGGTGCCGTAGCGTCGACTAAGCGGGTCCACCCCGGCAATTTCTCCTCTACGAGAGCCAGAGCGGCGTCGAGGGAGGAGGTGAAGTGCGGTATCTCGCTGATCTCGCGTTCAAGTTCCAGATCGCAAATGTTGAGCGCGATGACAGCGTCCAACTGTCGATCCGGACCTGAACATTTCTCCACGCGCTCTATCAATGCTGAGAGGTCACCCTGCATCGCGCCCTCCGTCGTTGCGGGCGGCGCGGTTCTCGTATTCGGCGGTGATCGCGCGAAAATGCGCCATCGCCTTTTCGAGCGCGACAGCCAATTGCAGGCTGTCGGCTTTGGCGGCCAGGGCTACGAGCTCGTCTCCGCCGATCTCGCGCAGTACCTGCTCGCGCGCGGCTTCACGTCGGTTTGCGTTCTCGCCGATTTCGTCGTTGTAGTCGGCAAGGACTTGCTGGATATCCTTCACGTCCTCGGCGCTCAAAACACGCCCCTCTGCGTAGGCGTAGACACGCCAGTACGGATCAATCTCTTCGAGTGGCCGTCGGATCTCCGTCACCGCTTGCCCTCCAGCTTGTCTACTCTCGTTTCCAGGACGTTCACGCGACGCAACACACACTCGTCTCCGCACGTCTCCACCGTGCCCGCTGAGACCGGCGCCTGTGGCCGCAGATGCGGATAGGCGCCGTAATATAGTTCCCGGACCAACACGCCGACGCTGGCGAGCGTGACGACAGCTATGATAGCCAGGGCCGTGAGCAGGCGGCGCTCGGCAGCGCGCTCGTCATCTGTGTTACTCATCTCAGTCCGATCCCCCGTGTGTGTTTAAATAGAACCCTCTCCATTTCCTGGAGATCGCCGGTCGCGGCCCAAAGCGCTTCAGCGAGCGCGACCACATCGATCCCGCGCTCGCGGAACCACGCCTCTTCGTTGCGAGAGCCCAGATCTTCGATCTCGCTGTGCTTCTCTCGGGAGAGCGGGACCAGCCATCGATCGGTAGCTTTGAGGCCCGTCCCGCGCTCGAGCCGTGCGGGACCGCTTTTGATGTGGTGCGGATCGCTCGGCCCCGGCCGCCCCGTCACGCAACACGGCAGTTGGCAGATCAGAGCGAGGTGCCGCTTCGACATTCCGGGGCGCCGCGATGCCGCCGAGTTGGGCCGCTTCGCTCGGAGCCGCGTGCTCCCGCGCTTCATCGGCGAGCGACGAAGCAGGGTGGAGCTCATCGGGTAATGAGGTTGCTGGCTCATACGGCCTCTTCGAAAATGCTGAACGTCTGTTGCGTCGGAGCCGCCTTCTCCACCGGAGGCGGCGCGGCTTCGGCCGATCGTCCCGCGAGGTAGAGCTCCGCGAGGCGCTGGATGCGCGTCATGTCGGACTGTTGATCGGCGGGAGCGGCGAGCGGATCGACGATGCCGTGTGCCTGGCTCGCCTTGATGCCCAGGGCGGCGATGATGCCTGGATCTGATCCGCTGTCAGCGTGGACATAGATCGCGTCCACGGCCTGCGTCTGGCCCGGACGATCAAGACGCCCGTTGCATTGATCGTGCGTGGCTGGTGACCAGTCGAATTCGCCATGAACGATTGTGTGGCAGCGGTGCTGCAAGCCATCGATGCCCGCGCCCGAGCGCAAGCTTAGAAAGAGCAGATTTGTCGCGCCGGAGCAGAATGCGCGCACGGCCGCGTCTTTCTGGCCTGGCGTCTCATCCCCAGTGATGCTCACCGGTCTATATTTTGCGAGGCAATTGCCCCAGATGCGCCAGACCTCCCGGTGCCATCCGCAAAGGATGACGGGCTGACCGGCTTCGAGCAGAATTTTGACGAACGCTGCCACGTGAGGCGCCTTCGCGACGCCTGTGATCTGTCGCAGGCGGAGATCGAATTCACGAGCTGCCTTGCCGCGATCTACGAAGCTGCCGTGGAGCACGCGCTCCGCGAGGGCGCGGATCATGGCCTCATCGGCCTGCATGACGCCCTGATCGAACGGCACTTCGTGCATGATGATGTTCAACGGTGGACGCTGGTTACCCACGTCGGCGTTGGTGCGGCGGAGCGCAATGTGCAGCTCTCGAAGATAGGTGCCGAGCGCTTGCGGATCGTTGACGATCTGGTGCCCGCCCGCGCCAGTTGTGCACCACTCTTGCTTGAAGTCCTCCCACGTGCCGAGGGCGCCCGGCGCGAGAATGTCGATGATCTTGAAGATCTCGGATCCGTAGTTGAAGACGGGCGTTGCGCTCAGCCCGAGCGCGACCAGCGCGTGCTTGCGGAACGCTGCGGCGGCCTTTCCCTTGGCGGTATCGGCACCATTCCGGAGCTGTTGGATCTCCTCGAACACGATCGACTTGAAGGGGGAGGTGTCAGCAAAATCGATCCAGCCAGCCAGCTTCGTATAGGTGATCAGGTATACATCCGCCGGCGGCAGTTCATACGGCTTCGACGATCTGATCTCGTGGACAGAAAGGGTCGTGAATTCGTGGATCTTCGCGGCCCACTGACGCGCGAGATGCGTTTCGAGAACGATCAGGGCGGGCAGATACTGCTTGTCGGCGAACATCGCGCACGCGGTCACGGTCTTGCCAAGGCCAAGCCCGTCCATGAGCAGAAGGCGGCCCGTGCGCCGTGCGAGTTCGGCGGCTTGCGATTGATACAGGTAGGGGCTTTCGCCCGCGCGGAAGCCAGCGTTGCCGGTTGGCATCCAGGTTTCGGATAGCAGGCTGGTCAGCTCGGCCTGCTGAAGTTCGAACAGCGTCTTGCGCCCGTGGAGATGCGCGAGGTCGTCCTCCGACATTGCGAGAGGGTAGCGCTCCATAAACCACGCGAGGTCGGCATCCGTCTGCGCATCGCCGTCGATGCGGAACGGCGGTCGAGCCGTGCGCGGGATGCGCGGGAAAATCTCCTTTAGGCGAAGGCAGACGTGTGGCTCGACCTCTTCGAGCATCCATCCGCCGTTCTCGTGCCGCGCGCGGCCGTAGGTGCGTTTCAGAACCATGCCGCCCCCAGGTTCACAACGCGGCACGGCTTGCTCTTGATCATGGGCGGCAACGGAACGGCCTTCGCGGTCACAAGGACGATGCCGGCGAGCGCGGGGCTATCGAGGTAGCGAGTAACCTGCCGGATGATCGCGGACGGTTGCCCTTTCAACTTGAACTCGACGCCGATATCCGCGACGCGGAAATCTATGCGCCCGCCCGGTGCCGCAGCCTCGCGCTCCACGAGCGCGCCGAAGCGTGCCCGCAGAGCCTCGTGGGCGACCGCCTGCGTCCGTTTCTCGTCTTCGAGGGGGAAGCGCTTGCCCCGAAGCGAGGCCGCTACAGCGTCAATGTCGACGGTTGCGACGGTGGTCATCACGCGGTTGCCTCGACTGCGGCGGCGCGATTCTGTTTCAGCGGCAACCGAAACGCCGCATTCAGATCGGCAGTGTCGACGGCGGGAAGCGTCTGCGGAACCACAGCAGCGAACCGCGCGAAAGGCTCGATTTCCGGCCATGCCTTCAGAAGCTGGGCAACGGTGCGCGAGCTGTTGAGGGCGGCGAGAGCCTTGTGTTTGCAATCGCTCCGGCGCTCGCTCAGATCTTGCGATCTGCGATCGAGGTCGATCCGCGCGACGTTCAGCGGGTGCGACGCCTCATAGGTCTTCAGCGGATTGTGGAGCTTCGAGCCTGGGAAACGACGCGGCTCGTCGAGTTCGAAGCGCTCGACGGATCCGGCGAACGATGCCGTGAAGTACGTTTTTGTGGAGAGCCAGCCTTCCGGCAGCGTCGCCATAAGATCGCGCTGCTTCTTCGGAAACGCATCGTCATACAGGCGAGCAGCGAATGCGCGACGCGCCTTCGTGAGGCTGGCTTGTTCGGCACCGAAGCGGTGCTCGATCAGCCTCTCTAAGATAGATCTGCGCATTGCGGTTGTCATGGTGCTCATGCTGCAGCCTCCGTTTCGCGCACTAGGTCATCGACGCGAACGCCGACGATGGCTTCGATGTCGTTGTAGATGTGCTGGCGGATCGGGATGAACCCCGCTTCGTCCAGGTGTTCGTAGTCCATGGATTTCGAGATGAAGACGCGCACGGCAGGCTGCTTCTCGATCTCGCCCATGCGGATGAACGGGTATTGTCCAGACGCTCTCAGGCGGTTCACGAGGTCAGTCACAGAGGCGAGCACCATCTGGCGCGAGCGCTCATCGTCCGGGAACGGGAAATCGATGCGGTCACAGTGCCCGGCTCGGCAGAGGAGCCAAGCGCGAAGCAGTTCCGCGTCCCCGTCTGGGTTCGGTTCGATGCCGTGCGGCCAGTTTTCGGCCGCCGCGGCGATCACCGCGAAGAACATGCGATGTGCCGGCGTAGAGCGCGGTAGGTGGATCTTGGCTTTCAGCGCGCGGCCTTCGGGGAGCTTTCCCAGCTTCTCTTCCGCTTCCTTGTTGGCGGGCAGCATCGCGCGCCCTACGCGTTTCATCAGGATCTCAGGCACGGCGCGCCCCCTTGCAGATCTCTACGACGCGTAGGCACATAGTGACGTCCATCATTCCGATGTGACATTCGGAGGCGGGGATGCCGAGCTGGCGAGCCAGCCACGCATATCCCTTTCCGCGAGCGCGGCCCTTGCTGCATCCGTCTCGCTTCTGCTTCGCCTTCCAGAGGGGATCGAACGCGGCGTGAGCCTCCATCTTCGCCTTGCGGAGCTGAGCATTGGCGAGCCGCCCCAGCGGCTTCTGTGTGCCTGGATGACAGCCAACCCAGGCGCCGCATGGCTCGCAGGCGTAGAGTTCCTTGGCAAAGAGATCTGGCCGGTGCGGGTAGATCGTGCTTGCCGGCACGAGCGGCGCCAGCTCGCTGCAGTATGGACAGGTGACCGCTTCAGGCATCGGACACCTCGCGCATTTCTTCCGCGGAATACTGGGTGAGCTGTTGCGCGCGAACGCGAAAGGATTTGGCAACACCCCCGGCTTCGAGGGTGACGATCATGTCTCGCTCACCAAAGGCGCTGCCATTGATGTCTTCGAGATATTTGAAATGCTCGATGGCCGCCTCGCGGTAGGTTTCCGCGTAAGCGAGACCCCAGGCGGCGGGGTCGTTAACATCGTCATCGAGCGGGCAGACCTTGAAATACTGCATCAAGAGATCTCCATCTCCTTGGCGACGATCTGCCGAGCGCGGCGGATGAGATCGAGCTCGGCCTCGCTGTAGCGCCGGCGCCCGGTGCTGAGCGCCTTCATGACGATCGCGAAGTTGAGAGCCCGCTCGGCATCGGTGGCGCGCTGGGGCGTCAACGGTGGCAGGAGGCGATTGAGGCGAGCGCGAAGCTGCACCTCGAGGTCGTTATCGATTAGGCTCACGACGTGGGCCTCGAACGCGTCGAGAAGCCGGTTCCGTGGGTCCGGGCGCTCGTCGCGTTCATGGCGCATTGCGGCGGCCGTGCTCATGATGACCTCGCCCAATCTGCGGCGCGGCCACGGCAACGGATCAGAGCGTCGATCGCGCGCTGGCGCGCGGAGGCAAGGCCAAGGTGGGCGATATGAGCTTGATCCGGCCAGGGCACGTTGGTCCCGGTCACGATGATTTCGTCGTCGGATTCGACGATGACGACCGTCGCGCGCTTGTAGGTCATGGCGCGCATGGCGATGATGCCGAGCGCTTTCTCGGCGCTGCTGATGCCCAATTCTTCGGTTCGCGTGTGTTCGTCGTGTTGCGAAATTGTCATGGTAAAACCTTCGGATTGAGCGCTACGCCGCAACGTCGTCGGGGGCCAACAGGTCGAAGAGGGTGGGCATAGACATCTGGCGCTCGCGCGCCTCGAGGTATTTGACGCCATCCGCCCAATAGCCAGGATTGAGCTCGACGCCGCGCCCGCGCCGGCCCATGCCGATCGCGCAGTAGGGCACCGTCATGAGCCCGCCGAACGGGTCGTAAACCAGCTCGCCCTTCGCGCTGAAGCGCTCGATGAGGCGCTCCACGATGTCGAGCTGAAGCGGGCAGACGTGCTTCTCGTTGCCCATGTTCGACTGCTCGAGGTTGAGCGTCCGCATACGCAGAACATCGTGCCAGATGTTCGGATCGTGAGAGCCGGGTGCGAGGCTCATGAACGTCGATGGCAATGCGCCGCGCGCTTCGAGCGCTTCGCCGATGCGGACGTGAGAGTGGAAATCGTAGACCTTGGTGAGGGTGTACTTCGTGAACGTGCGCGCGAGCGCGTCAGGCGCCATGCTGGCGAGATCATCTGCGGTGAGCAGGCGCTCGCCCGACGACCGCCAGAACGCATGGGCGTCAATCTGCCAGCGGGCGCGGGTATAATCCGCCTTGTCCTTCGTGACCGGTTCGTCCGCGTAGGCGCGGGTGCGGTCGGTCTGAGGTTTGCGGAAGAGGAGCACATATTCCGGACAGCCGACGCCCATCTTCGTGCCGTCCTTGCACTGCTCGGACCAGCCCAGCCGGTAGGTCTGATTGTTCTCGCGGACCACGTCGGTGTTGACGGTGATCATCCCCATCTTGACGAAGCCGTGCTTGCGCAGATGGAACGCGGCCTCCTCATGGAAATAGTCGAGCGTCGGCGCGCCGAGACCGGTCACGCTCTGGAACATCACGCGATCTTTGACGTGCACGCAGGCGAGGCGGCCCGGCTTCAGGATGCGGAACAGCTCCGGGGTCAGATAGTCCATCTGCTCCCAAAAGTGCGCGTTGCTGTCCGTGTGCCCGAAGTCGTTGTAGCTCGGGGTGTACTCATAGTGATTGGCGAACGGGACCGAGGTGACGATCAGGTCCACGCTGTCGGCTTCGATCGAGCGGGCCTCTTCGACCGAATCGTTGTTCGCCGCGATCCACGTCTCTCCGCGCGCTTCGACGCGCTGGCAGCCGATCGACCGCATCAGGAGGTCCGACATTTCGATGTGGTTGAGCCCTTGCGAGCGGATGAGGTCTGACATCGTGGCTACCATTGTGTTGTGCTGCCGCCATTTCTCTTCGAGCACACGCAGGACATGGCGCTCGCTCTCGGCGTGGATGATGTGGATTTGGACGCGGTGCGGCTGCTGGAAGCGCTGGATGCGGTGCACAGCCTGGATGAAGTCGTTGAACTTGAAGCCGACGCCCAGAAAGATCGCCTTGTGGCAATGGCGCTGGAAGTTGCAGCCCGAGCCTGCGATCACCGGCTTTGCAGCGAGGTGTTTAAACATCCCGTCGCTGAACTCGATGATGGTCTGCTCGCGTGCGTCGAGTTCTTTCGGGGTGCTGGCACCTCGGATCGAGCGCACGTCTGGCAAAGCGGCCTCGATTGCTCGACGCTCATCTTCGAGGTCGTGCCAGATGATGAAGTGCGCGTCGGGGTCTGCCGCGATGATCTCGCGCATCTTCTCGACGCGAGCCGTCAGCGTGTCGCGCTTTTCGCGAGCAGCGTTTGAGACGCTGATGGTCGGATCACGGAAGAGCACGGATTGCCCGTCACGGTCTTCGCCGGCCGTGGCGTGGTCGACCTGGACCTCGTGATACACGATCCGCATCTCCGGAAGCGCGTAGCCGTCATCCGAGAAGCCGAGATCGGAGGGGCGCTGCACGAAGACGGCCCACGACGAAAGCCAGAGCCAGAACTCCGCCTCTTTGTGCGGGTACAGGGTGAGGTCGTTCGCCTTCTCGCTGTTGCGCTGGAAAAAACGCGTCAGCGCCTGGCCGGTGTCCATGACGCCGAGAAATCCGGCGTAGTGGATCAGCTCCTTGTAGCGGTTCGGACTTGGCGTCGCGGTTGCCACGAAGCGGAAGCGCACGCCCTCGAACAGAGGGAGGAACGTCTGGTAGGTCTTTGAGCCGAACGAGCGCAGAACGCTCGCCTCATCGAGCGAGACGCCATCGAACAGCTTCGGGTCGAGCTTCCCGTCCCGCACCGTCTCGTAATTGGTAATGTAGATGCCCGGCTCGGTCACTTCCACCCGAGAGCGGACGAAGGTTGGCGGCTTGGCCCATCCGAGCGTCTTGACGGCATCGCGGGCGAATTCCTGCCGCACGCCGAGAGGGCACACGATCAGCCAGCGCCCGAAGCCGATCTGATCGAGCATGACGCGGGCGATTTCGAGCTGCATAACGCTCTTGCCGAGGCCGAAGGCACAGAAGACCGCGCGCCGGCCGCCGCGTACCGCCCACTGGCAGATCGCCGCCTGATGCGGCTTCAGCACGGGGCTGAACGCGGAAAGTTCAACTTCGAAGCCGTGGCGCTCAGCGACGGCCATCTTGCGCGCGAGGAAGTCGTAGTAGGGGAGGGCGGGAGCGGTCACAGCGCGCCTCCTGCTCGGCTGCCGCCGCAGCTCCACGCGCTGTCCAGACCGTGAAGTAGACGCTCTATCTGCCAGCAGGCTTCCTTGTTGTCGCCCTGGCAGATGAGTTCGCGAACCTTCACGAGCGTCGGGACGTCATCCGCGTGGCGGCGCTGAAGACATTCAAGGTCTTCATTCTCGCTATCCGCATCGTTGAGTTTATCTTCCAGATTGGCGATCTCGGATCGGAGATCTTCGATCTTGCCTTTTCCATTGCGGACTTCCTGCTCGAGTGCTTCGACCTTGTTGCGCAGCTCGGCGCGATCCGCTTCGAGGCGGCTCACCTGATCGTGGATTGCATCATGCAATACGTGCATCTGCGCGAGCGCTTCGAGGGCTTCGCTGATGTCTTGGATGTTCTGGATCTTCGAGGCTGTGGGTTCCATCGCTAAATCCTCATCGGCATGAGCACGTAGAGCTGTTCAGGGAGTGCCGTACTCGTGAATAGGATCGGATCGCCGGGATCGCCGAGCTGCATCGAGATTGGCGCTGTGCCCCAGACTTTCGTCATGGCGGCGAGGTATTTTGCGTTAGCGCCTACCTCACGGGCCTCTCGGTGGTATTCACCCTCGATGTGCTCGACGGCGGTGTCCTGGCCGCCGACGCCAACTTTGATCACCAAGCCGTCCGGTGTCGGCGTGAGGCCGGCCGTGACTACCTTGGCCTCCGGAGCCGTCGCTGCCGCGCGCTCGACGGCCGCCGCGAATTCCTGGCCGATGAAGGTGATTGCGGGATCGCTCTTGCGTGGGATCACGCGCTCATAGTCCGGGTAGGTGCCGCTGATCAGCGCCGTCGAGAACTCGGCACTCGCGACGCGGAGCCAGAGGCGCGAGTTCGAGAGCCATACGGTCGCCTGTCCGTCTACAGAATCGAGTAGCGAGATCAGGAGGCGAACGCCTTTCGTAGGCACGATGCCGCCCGGAATGTTCTCGGCGCCCTCCGGCAACGGCATGGTGCGCCGGATCAAGCGGTGACCATCCGTAGATGCCGCGCAAAGGCCATCGGCGCGGGTGTGGAGATAGACGCCGCAGAGGTAGAAGCGCGTCGTCTCGGTCGAGACGCTTTCGATCGCGGCCGACAGAAGATCGGAGAGTTTCTTGCAGTCGACGGCGAACGAAGTCCCCTCCGGCGGCTTGCTCAGGGGGAAGTCTTCCGGATTGAGCGTTTGTAGGGCGAACCGGGAGCGGCCGAACGTCAGCGTCGCTCTCTCGGCCACAGAAAACGTGAGGGTTCCCGACTTGGGGAGCTTGTCCACGATGCTTTTGAAGATCGAGCAGCTTACCGTCGTCTCGCCGTGAGCCGTGATCTCGGCCGGGACGATCGCGGTGCACTCGCGTTCGAGATCCGTGCTCGAAATCGTGACGCGGCCATCCTGTGCACGGATCAGAACGTGAGAGATGATCGGGATGGTGGTGCGGTTCTCGACGACGCCAGCAACGAGCGCGAGCGCCTTTACGAGGTCAGCAACGGTGGCAGAAAATTTCATGAGTGATCTCCGTCATCGGTGGCGCGGCGAAGCTCGATCGCGGCACCGATGGCAAGGGCTGAAAGCAGGAGGGTGAGAGCGGCGACGGTCATCGGACCTCCGGTGCAAACGGAATCTCGTCGTCGAATCCGCGCGAGCCGCCGTTGCCGAAGGCGTTCCGGCTGCCGCCGCCCTTGCTGTTCGAGTTGCCGCCGGAGAAGCCTCGGTCATCGTCGTCGCGCGGGCGGTTGTCGCTCTCGCGCGGGCTGTCGATGATTGTGAATGTGCCGTTGAAGCCCTGGAGCACGACCTCGGTCGAATACCGGTCCTGGCCCTGCTGATCCTGCCACTTGCGGGTCTGAAGCTGGCCCTCGACGTAGACCTTCGAGCCCTTGCGGAGATACTGCTCGGCGATCTTCGCGAGGTTCTCGTTGAAGATGACGACAGAGTGCCACTCGGTCTTCTCGCGGCGCTCCCCGCTGTTCTTGTCCTTCCATGTCTCGGACGTGGCGATGCGCAGGTTGGCGATCGGCCGCCCGTCCTGCGTGCGGCGGATCTCGGGGTCTTTCCCGAGGTTCCCGACCAGGATCACCTTGTTGACGGAGCCAGCCATTATGCGGCCTCCTGCATCGAGCGGATGCGGGCCGTGAGAGCGTCGAGCTCCACAATGAAATCGCGCAACGCCCTGGCAATGTCGCCCATGTAGGCGGGATCGCGCTCGACGCGACAGATGAAGGGGGGCAGCCCCGGGCAATAGCTCATGAAATCGAGCCACTTCCGACCGCTGATCCAGAGCTGCCCCTGAACTTGAGCTTTGTGCTCGGGCGGCATGACGCCCGCTTCGAGCAGTTCGATTTGGAGATGCGGCAGGCGGGTCTTGATCTCCAAAAGCCCCTCATCGCCGATGAGGCTGTCCGGCGAGCAACCGACCGGGCCGCGACGGAGGAAGCCGACCTGCTGCGGGTCGGTATCCCGCATGAAGGCGTACAGCTTACGCGCATCCGGTTCCTGTTCGTGGCCGCGCTCGGTGTGCGCGTTGCCGGTCCAGGTCTGCGCGACGTTGCCAGTAATGCGCTCAGCCGCGAGCTTGCGGAGATAGGTTCCTCGCGTCTTGCTGTCCGCGCCGCCGCGGCCCTTCGCCATCACCGTCGCGAACTCAGACGCGGTGGGGATGCCGGCGCGGCAAGCGTGCCATTCTGGCGTTCCTTGCGCGCACTCGAAAACCTCGAGTTCGAACCCCTCGATCATGTGATCCCCCTCAATATTGAATTCGGATGTTGCGGACTTGGCCGCGAGCGATGGCCGTGATGGCGGCCTTGGCCGCCTCCATGTCGATGCCGGCGGCGATGAGATCGGCCAGCGCTTCGCCGTTCACGCGCTTCTTGTGGGCGAGATCCTGCTCGCGGGCGCGCTGCTCTTCCGCCTCGCGCGCCTGACGCTCGATGATCTCGCGCTCGGCGTCCGCCTTTGCGCGAGCGGCAGCCTCGACGGCCCGCTGTTCTGCTTCCTCTTTTGCGCGGACGGCATCTGCGGCCCGCTGCTCGGCAGCGATGCGCGCGGCGTCAGCGTCAGCCTTGGCCTTCGCTGCCGCTTCCTCGGCGATCTTCGCCTCGCGATCCTTGCGCTCGCGTTCAGCGGCTTCCGCGCGGAGCTTGGCAAGCTCGGCGGCTTCAGCCTCGCGCTTCTCGGCGGTGGCGATGCGGGTTTCCAACGAGGCGATGGCGTTGACCGTGAGTTCTCGGGCGGCACCCGTGTACTCTGCGTACACGTCTTCGCTGATCACCCCGAAGGCGCGCTCGATCTCACCCAGGCGATCGCGCAATTGCTCGGACGAGCGCGTCATCCAATTCGGATCGTCGATGGTGGCCGTCAGCTCGGCGAGGCTCGCCTTGATCTTGTTGACCCGCGCCTCTTCGGCCTCCTCCCAATCCGTCAACGGTTTGCGCACCGCGACGCGGATGGCTTCGAGTTCGTCCTTGAAGTAGCGGCGCGTGGCATCGATCCGCTTCGGGATCTCTTTCTGTTCGTCGGCGAGCGCCTTCCCCGCCTCTTCAATCAGCGTCTTCGACTTCGTGACGCGGTGAGCAAACGAACGGATGAGGTCCCGGCCCGCCAGCGTCGAAACGTCGGGGCGCATGGCCTCGAACTCGCGCACCTTGGCGCGCACGATGTCGATGATGCGGTCTGCCCGCGCCGTGTCTTTGGCTGCGAACACGGCCATGGCATCATGCTCGCTCGGGGCCTCAACAAGGGCGAGCGCAGACGGCTCGCGTTCGATGGTCGAGGTGCTCACTTTGCACCTCCAGCCCGGTACGAAAGGAGCGTGTTGCGGGCGCTCTGGAATTGCTCGGAGCGGATCTCGGCGAGGCTGGCGACTTTGCCGTAAGCGCAGAAGCGCTCAATGGACGCGCCCTTCTCCTTGGCGATCTGCTCGAGCTCGGCGATTTGCTCGGAGGTGATGCAGCCATTCGACTTCTTGCCGCTCGCGGCGTTGCCGTCGTCGTCGCGCTCGTCAGATGCGATATTCCAGACGTTGCCGGTTAGGTAGCGCTTGCCGTAGGAGAATGCTGAGCCCATTGCGTGCGTCTTGGTCATCACGGCGCTACCTCTCGCGCCGAGCCCGTCGCAAGCGATGTCTGCGTGATACTTCTTCTCGTGCCCACCCTTGTGCGCGAGAAAGCACGCGACGCGGACGTGCCCGTCAATCGGGCTCTCTTCAGCATCGAACGACATGCTGAACCCGTGCTTGGTGTAAATGGGGCGGATGGCGCGATCGAGCGCGGCTAGCGATGCGTAACTGCTTTGCGTTTGGGGGTTGCTCGCGTCCTTCGCAACCGGTTCCATTTCCGCCTGAGCCAGCGCGAACGCGGCGACAAATTCTTTCTTCGCCTGCTCGGCTTGGACCTTTTGGTAGAAGGCGAACGCCTGTTCGGCGCGCTCAATGGGAATGCTAGTGTCGATCGTCAGCCGCTCGATCATGCTCATGACCTGAGCGGTCCCGCTAACCGTGGGGGCGAGTGGCCCCGTCTCCAATCTGGTTGCCACGATGGCGTTCTCTGCGCCGTTCACTGGCGCCACCGTTGCCACCGATGCGGGCAACTCGAATTCAACCGTATCCATCAAGCCTCTCCAAAAATCAGAAACGTCAGTCAGGGATGTTCCAGTGGCGGCGCGAGGCCGCCTCCCGGCTCGCCAAGATCTGCTGCTCTTCCGCCGCGCGATCGAACGCGAGCGCGGCGAGCAGGCCGCCCTTGACGAGGTAGTGACGGAGGCACCAATCGGCGCGGACGGTTGCCGCCTTGAGCGGCGCGCCGAACGCGGCTTCGTGGCGAATGATGTCCTCCGGCTTGGCCATCAGATGCCCGCCGCGTCGAGCACAGCCTGGATGCGGAGCCGGTGAGGCTCGTTCTCGGCGTGGCCGGGGATGAGTGCGAGCGAGGCGCGGAGCTGTGTGGCGAGCGCCTGGATGATGAGATCTGACGTTGCCGCCTGAACGACGCGCGAGCAGGCGATGCCGTCACCCGAGCGGGCCTCAGCGATCATCGTCTCAAGCGAGCTGATGGCTGCCGCCAGCTTGCGATCTCGGTGGAGTTCGAAGCGCTCCTCCTCATCGAGGAGATGCAGTGCCTGGACCGCGAGGCGATCGTCGGCGCGCGTGTCGGTGATGTGATCCGCCCGATCGGGGACTGGCACGAGGCGAACGGGCTCGCCGCTCACCGCGTCGGTGTGCTGCTCAAGCATCATGCCGCCACCCCGCGAAAATCAGCGCGAGGCGCCTGCGGTGCAATCATCCGCTGCCCGTCGATCCAGGCTCGATAGCCTTCGAGCCAGGCGGTGCGGAGAGGAGTGCGGTAGGGGTGCGGACAGGTCCGGTAGCAGTGACCGGCGCGGGCTGCTTGGTAGCCGGCAAACCGAGCATCGTCGGTATCCGGAGAGTAGATAACGGTATTAGGGGACATATAGCCCTCAGCGTGCTGAACGCTCGCACTGCCGGGGGAGGCCGAATTGCCCTCTCGCCTCCCCCGATCCCGTGCCGCAACGTGGCGAAGCGGCCGTCGGATGAGGGTTATTCATAATGGGCAATTGCCCATCGGTCAATCATAAAATGGGCAGTTGCCCATCGCAATTTCTTAACTGACTGACATCAAAGGTTGAATTGGCCAAAAAATTCGGGCACGGGTTGATGATTGGAATGCGGTCGGAGGGGGCGATGGCGGCGTTTTACCGAAATCCATCGAACGGTTACGTCGTTAAGGCGACCGGCGAATTTACGTGGCTATGGGCGTTTCTCTTTGGGCCGTTCTACTTCGGCTACAAAGGACTATGGGGTCACGCAGTACTCTACGCGCTTGCCGCTGTCGTGACGCTTTGCGCTTCCTGGTTTATCTATCCCTTCTTTGCGAAGGGCTTGGTGAACAAACGCTATCTCGAGTTGGGCTGGGAAAAGCTCGACGCACCTCCCCGCCGCCCACAAGAGCCGCATCAGGTCGCCGCCACGATCGCGACTGCCCCCAGGGAGCAAGCCGGATCAGGTTTTGGATGGCCGGCCCTGGCCATTGCTGCCGTTGTGGCATTCGCAATCGGAGGCGTTCTCCCGCTCGTGCCAAAGCATGGGGGCAGCGTCGTCTCTGCTCTGCCCCCACCCGACATCGCTCGGAAGCTGGAAACGGGAGCAGTGCCAGCGCCATGGGTGAGCGAGGTTAAGCAGGCCCCAAAGCCTACAGTCTACATCCCGGTCGCGAGCGACCTTCGGGCTCAATACGAGCTGCTGGAAATGTCGAGAAAGACAAACGGCAGGATCTCAATCCTGACGAAGCGAAAAGGCCCCAGCGGGGTCTCCTATTCGCTGCGAGAGTGTGACTGTAAACGCAATATGTTCAGGTACTTAGGCGATGGCGACAGCTTGGCGATTGCCAGGACGCCAAAGATACCTGCAGAAGACTTTGTGGCGCTTGTGGGGACGGGCGGGCTCGGGTCCGTATCGTACCACGTCTGCCAGTATGCTTGCGGCGCTGGCCGGGACTAGCTGCGGCGCTTTATCCATTTGATCGGTGCAGCCCAATCGATGGCGACATTTTCGATGTCGTCGATAAGGGGTCTGATACTCTTGAGCGTGTACCGGCCCGGTCGCGTGCCGCGCTTTAAAATTTTGATGTAGCCCTTTCCTTCCGTCGTGCGGACTATGCAGTCTAGCCCAATGATGTTGTCGAGATACTTCCCGAACTGGCGATGGCCTAGAAGCAAATCTCCGTTCCGGTAGGCAGGCGAAAGGCTGTCGCCGATGACGTCGATGCCCACCAAGTCCTCTCCTGCGAGGGTCAATTCGAGCGGGCTAATTGCCGCCTCTGGCGAGGCAGACCAGTCTTCGCCGTTGGAAATTGAGCCAACAACGGGCACATCAATACGGGGCACTTCGTCACCGTAAATAAGCGCTAGCGGCGAGACGCCGATCGCGCCGCAAACGGCAACAAAATTGTCGACCGAAGGCTGTCTGCCTCTTTCCAAAATATCGCGCACGAAGGTGGCCCCCAGTCCCGCCCTCAAAGAAATAGCTTTCATGTCGAGCTTCGGGGGTCCGTCGAGGACAGCACGAAGCCGGTCGCGCCAAGTGGTGTCGGTCATGCTGGGGATAATGCCCATCGCTGTCAAGACGCGCACGTGTGCAGTTGCCCATTGACTGATGGGCAATTGCCCATTAGGCTGTGCGTCATGTCGGCTGCACAAAAGCTCCTAAAGGACATCGAAACCTTCAGTTCCCTGGAGGGAATAGCCGCTTCGACGCTTTGTCGGAAGGCGGTTAACGACGGGAAGCTGCCCAAACGTCTCAGAAACGGTGGGCGAGTGATTGCGGAGACCGCAGAAAAGTTGCGGGCCTACATGGCCGAGTACCGGAGTGGGCACTCCGGAGTTGCCAAGCCCGACTAATCGTAAGCGTAGCGTCCCGCGTGCCGGCCCCGTCGCCAGACGAAGGGATTTGTCGCCTGGGCAGCGACCGAGGATCTAGCAGCTCCTTGCCGTCCCTTCGTCTCGCGCTGTGACCGCCTGGCCACGGCAGCCCTCCTTGGGCGTTTCCTCCCTAGACTTGGGCCGTCTCTGGCAACGGAGGCGGCCCCTTTTAGCCGCGAATGCGGGGGCACGATGTTGAAGGCCGGATTGATACTCGGATTGGTGGCGCCACTGTTGTTCCGCTCTCGGGACATGGCGCCGAGCAACGATGTCGAGCCCGTCATGCCACCGTTGCCACCGATGCCGGAGCTGGCCATGCCGCCGCTGGCACCGATGGAAACCGTTGCCGTCACCGAGGTCAGCGATGATCTGCCGTGGCCCGAGTTGCCTGAGATGAAATCGCCCGAGGCGGCGGTCGCGGAAGTGCTGGCCGAGCTTGTGGAGTATCACGGTGCGGGAGCATCCATCCGGTTCTCGCACATCGCGAGCTATTACCGCGTGTTTGCCGCGCGCCGCGCATGGCCGATCATCGCCGACAAGACGTTCTCGCAGATGTTGTGCGCGCTGGGGTGCGAGCGCGAGCAGCGCGATCTCCGCGCGACGGAAGGCAAGCGCCCCACGTTCATCACGCTCGTGCCGGCTCAGGCGATCGACGAAGACGAAATTTCCGAAATCGAGCCGATGTTGCTCGCTGCATAAAGCGAAAGCCCCCTGTTGGTAGCAGGGGGCTTTTGTACGGGAGCCGTCGATCTCGTTGGTAGCGAGAGGGACGTAGATTGCTGAAAGGGGGTTTCAGCGTGACGACGACTATACAGAACAGACCGCGCACGAACAAGGTGCGCCATGTTGAAAACTCCTGCATAACCCCGGACCCGACGTGGTTCGAGGCCCACATGCGCGCCGGTTTCGGCCGCGTTCCGTTCCCGGGCTGGGCCGTCATCCTCAACATCGCTGAGCACGAACATGTGTCCCTCCGTCGAGAGGGCGGCTGTCTGCACGCGTACGAGGTCGTGCTGATCAACGCCTATGAATTCTGGGGCGTGGCATGAGCGAAAAACTTGCGCGCATAGGAGGCGTTCCACCGAAGCAGCGTCGCTGCGTTTGCACGACATCGACAACCTCGTGCCCTGCCGCGCGGCGCATCTCTTTCTTCCTTCAGCCGTTGAAGCGCTCCCGCCGTGAGGGCTTGAGGAAAAAGCTTCGCAAGCGCGCACCTGACGACCTTTTGCTTTTGCTGAGGTGTGTCTATTGGGACCGGTGCCAATATTGCGGCGGCTTGGCTGACGATCCGACCGTTGACCGTATAGTTCCGCAGGCGATGGGAGGGGACTACTCGGCCCGCAACGTCACTCTCGCATGTCGCCGCTGCAACAGCCGGAAGTGCGATCGAGATTTCGTCGGCCCCGTTCGGAGCTTTGCCGATGCGTGGGGGGAGCTATTGTGAGTTCTCTTCGCATCAGCTTCGCTGAATGGCTGTTCCGCATGTCGCAAGCGCGCGTGCCTTATCAGGCGCGCGCGCTGGCCGTCTACTCCGTTGCCTTCCGGGTGACCGGAAACGACGACTTGGCCCGCTTGAGCGGCATGGATAGCCAAGGGAAGGCAGATCAGACGTTCAACCGATGGAAGCGCCTCTTGCGTGATGACGGCTGGGTGCTGATCGAAAACGCGAAGGGCGGTCGGGGGCATGGCATCGTTGTGACGCCCGCCATCAATAAAACCCCCGTTGAATTCACCGACCTTTCCGCGCGAGACCCCGGTAAATTCAACCCCTCTTCCGTTGCTGAAACGGGGGTTGAAAAAACCCCGGTTGCCGCGACTGAAACGGGGGTGAGAAAAACCCCGGTTGTCCCACCTAAAAGGGGGGTGGAAGTAACGGAAACGGGGGTTGAAAAAACCCCGGTTTGCGCGTCTCGCGCGCTCGCGCCCGCGTATTTAGAACTTCCTTCGGAAGTAGTTATTTCTAGGGAAGAATCTCCCCCTACCCCCTCGAACGTCCAGCCCGTTTCTAACTGGCGCAACGCCTTCGGCGCGGACGATGCAGACATCGCATTTGTGCACGGAAAACTAGCGCTTGCGAATGGCACGCGCGTGTTCTGGCTCGACCGATTTGGAGGGGATGAGGCCGCGCTTGACCTTGCGCTGATCGAGGCTGCCGGGTCGCTGCAGCGGAGTGGCAATGCGGGGCTAAAACTCCAGGTCGAGCGCAAGCTCGCAAGCATCGCGCGCGATCGCCTCGATCGCGATCGTCGGTACGCCGCCGCTGTGAAGCGCAATTCTGGCCGCACGTCGGCGCCGGGAGAGAGCCGCATCGAAGAAACTTCGCGCATGGCGGCCGAGGCGCGTGAGCGCATGGGCATTTCGTGGGAGCGTTGATGATGGACCCTGTGGGACAGTTTATCGAGGTTGTCGGCCTGCATTTTCCGACCCCGAAATTTGGCGATGCTTCCGAGAAGGGCGCATGGGTTGGATCGTGGGTGCGCCTGCTTGGGCACTACGAGCCTGTCGTGCTCGCAAAGGCGGCGGATACCATCATCCGCACCCGTGATCGCAAAAAGGACGGCGCGTTTTTTCCGACGCCGAAAGAGGCTATCCAGGTTTGCGAGGACGCGAAGCGAAACCTCGCGATCAGATCGATGCCATTGCTGGCGGGCAGCCGCCAGCCGTCAGGGTTCGATCCGTCACGCCACCGGCTGGCGCTCGACCTGATGCGCACCCAGATCGGTGAGGACGCTGCGAAGGCCGGCTGGCACGGGCAGCTCTACGCATTCGCCTATGCCCATGCCCGCTTGCCGAGCCCAGCTGAGGCCGCGACGCTGCGCGCCAATGCCCAGGCGTTCGATCGCGATCTGGCTGTGGCCGAGAGCGGCAAGCTCGAATTTCAGAGTGCGCGACTGGCGAAGCTCGGTCGGTACATCCGGCAGCGCCGGGATAAGATCAAGGCCGCAATCGCGGCCGAGTGAGCGTCTGTTTTTGAGGGGAAAGCGGATGACGAGGGTCCTGATCAACCACGTGAAGCGCGCGACTTGCGCTGTCTATGGCGTGTCCAGCAACGATCTCGAAATGCGGGACCGCCATCGCCGGTATGCCGAGCCGCGCCAGATGGCCATGGCAGTTGCGCGTCAGCTTACGGAGCAGTCGCACATTGCGGTCGGGCGCGCATTTCAGCGAGACGAAACGACGGTGATCCGCGCCGCGCGTGTGGTCAACGAGCGGGTTTTGTCGTCGGCCAAGGACTACGAGACCTATTTCGAGATCGCCCGTCTGGCGCGCGCCTACGCGGCTGGAGAGGACGCCTCGCCGAAATTCAGCCGGAGCGGAGATCTCGATATCGTGCCGGATGAGAAAATCCGCGCGATGCACCGGCAGGCGGTATCTCCGTGGACGATCGCGCAGCGTTTAAACGTTCCCGTGACCGAGGTGTCGCGGGTGCTTGAGGGGGCATAATGGCGGATCACGAACAGCGGGCGAGCCGGCGCGCGACGGCTGCGATGCGGCAGATGTACCGCGCGCTCGCCCGCTTGGGGATCGACCTGGAAACGATCCCGAGCACCAACGGCGAGGCGATCGATCTCGCGCGGCGCAACACGGATGCTCTGCGCGCGATCGAGAACGCCATGCGCAAGAAGGCGGTGTCCTCCGGGCCTACCCCGGAGCGCGTCGCGCACGCTGTTCGTCCGCCGCGCGAAATCGAGATCCTGCCCGATCAACCGAAGGCGTACAAATTCGAGTGGGAACTCGAGGCTCTGCGGGACAAGCTCACCGGGAGGCAGTATCAGGCTGCGTGCCGGCTGCGAGACGCCTATGAGGCGAGCCAGCCCGCGAGCCGCGTGGCCGACCCCACGGCAGTGGGCGGCTCGGCAGATCCATCAAAGCGGCTGGCGATTACGGAGGTGCAAGAACTGGCCGGGCGCGATCTCTTCGCCGTGCGCAAGAGGCTCGCGCGGCGGTTCCGGTCGACGCTCTGGAATTTTGTGATCGAGGCGCCCAAGCTGGGCAGCGAGCGCTGCCTGACTATATCTGAGTGGGGCTCGCGGCTCACGGGCTACTCGGGCGACATGGCCCGCGCCGCCGGCGTCGTCGCGATCCTCGACGCCTGCGAGCACCTGGCCGACGCCTACGACGATGTGGACCGCGAGGCGCGCGAGCAGTGCGCCCGGACGGATCTCCTGATGCGGACAGAGCAGGGGCGGCTAGCGGCGAGGAAGGGGTGGGCTGTTGCGTTCTGGGATTTCTGCCGCCAGCACGGTCGCGCGCCGGCCACGCAAGGCGAAATGGATCGGTGCAGGGAGATCCATGACATCGATGCCAAGCGTCTTCGCGAAGCGCCACCGATGGAGCGTGATCGGTGGCAGCGGCGCCACGATCGCTATGTAGCAATCGCCTTTCGTGATGCGGACAGCCGAGTGAGGGTTGCGTGAGACGTATTGATCTAGCTGGAAAAGTTTTTGGTGACCTCACGGTTGTTCGGCTGGCCCGGCAACGACAAGGTGAACATCTGCTGTGGGAATGTCTTTGTGCGTGCGGGCAAACCACGATGGCGTCCGGGTCCAACCTTCGGCATGGTCATACAAGTTCATGCGGGTGCCGTCGTGTCGCGGCGGGGAAGCGCAATCGCATTCATGGCAGGACAGATACTCCCGAGTTCAAGATTTGGACTGGCATGTTGACCCGTTGCGAAAACCCACGATGCGAGGCCTACCCGCGCTATGGCGGTCGCGGCATCGAGGTCTGCAAACGCTGGCAGACGTTTGAGAATTTCCTGGCCGACATGGGGCCGCGCCCGAGCGCTGATCACTCGATCGATCGCATCGAGAATGATGGCAACTACGAGCCCGGAAATTGCCGATGGGCGACGGATGCCGAGCAGAACCAAAACACCAGATCAAACCGGCTTTTGACCTATGCCGGGCGCACTCAGCCGCTTTCGGTGTGGGCGCGCGAGTTCGGCATTAGGAGGGAGACTGTTCGGGAGCGCTTGAAGGCGGGGTGGGATGTCGAGCGTGCGTTGACGGTAGCGCCACGTGGGTAGGCGGCGCCCATGTGTGCGCCGACATGGGTAGGAAATCGAAAAACAGGCACACATCCGCCGGGATGTGTTCAAAGGGGCGACATGAGGGAATTTGACCGTCGCGAGTGGCCCGAGCCGCCGCGCACACTCTGGGGCGAGGTGTGTGACATCCTCGGAACGTGGATTGAGGTGACGTTCGCTGCTGCCGGAATAGGGGTGGCCGTCGCTATTATGCTGGTCGGTCTGCTGTGGGCGATTCTGGTGGCGCTGGCGCCCTACATCGTAGCGACCGCAGTCCTGTTGTGGCTGATCGGGGTGCTCTAAAAGAAAAACCCCGGAGCGGTGAGCCTCCGGGGTGAAGTTGTAAGAGATGATTACACATTCAGCGGTCAAGTGATCCTTGACTACTCCGCCGCGACCAGACGATTGCAGCGGCCGACGCGCTGGGCGGCGGGGATCAGGCCACGCTCGCGCATGTCCTTCAGCCACTTCGACGCGACGCCCTTGTGGACGCCATGCGCCGCCGCGATCTCGTCCTGGCTCTCGATGGTCTGCCCGAGAGCGAGGCGGGTGAGAACGTCCGCCTCGAACGCCTGACGGTTGCCGCCCGGCTTGAGCGGGCTGGGCCGCTTCGGCGCTGGGCGACGGTTGCCGCCGTTATCCCGGTTGCCCGGGTTGCGGCGTGCGAACGGCAGCACGTTGCGCGGTGTCTCGGCAACCGTTGGGCCGCCCAGGATGGTTGCCCGGGTTGCCTCGATGTCGTCGGCGTGAAACGAGGTCTGCATCGTCTCAGTTGCCGACGGTTGCCGGGTTGCCGGTTCCTGAGTTGCCGGCTTGGTTTCATCCTTCCGGTGACGGAAGGCGAACGCGAAACCGACGATGGCTCCGAACTCGAACAGCGCCGTCGTCAGGAACGGCACGATCAGCATCGCGCCCGCCTTCACCTTCGCCTTGTCGGCGCCAAACACGGCGGCGAGGTTGGCGAAGTTCTCGGCCTCCGGGGCAACGGGCTTGGGGGCGCCGAGGCGGTCCAGATCTGCGCGGTGGCCTTTGATGGCCGCCTCGTAGGTCGAGAGGGTCGCCTCGATGCCCTGGCAGCGCTTGCCACGGCCCGACTTGCACTCGCGGGCGAGATCACGCTGGGCGTCCGCCAGCATGGCCTCAGACCGCGCCAGGGCGGCCTTGGAGGCCGTGCGGGCCTCGGCGGCGAGATCCGCCTCGGCTTGGCTCTGGAACGTCGTCTCCGCTTGGCGTCCTGTGCTCTTGAAAACGACAAGGCCGGTAGCGGCGAGGAATACGACCGCGAAGCCGAGCACCCCGAAGGCGTGGCGTGCTCGCCAAGCCGCGACGACCGAATGGCCGGCGAGGATGGCGAGGGCGACGATGCCGATCGTGATGCCGTGCTTGATCTCGAGGGGCGCGGCACCCTTCACGACGTCATCCAGCAGGATGGCGAGGCCGCCTGCTGCCGAGATGACGCCCGCCACTAGCGCGACGGTGCGTCCGGTGATATCAGTGTTCATGTCAAAGATCCTTTCTTAGCGGTTTGGGTTGAGACACGAGCCCGGAGCGGTGACAGCCGCTGCCGGGCTTTTCGTTTGAGATCAGGGCGCTGCGCGCTCGACCTCATAATCAGTATCTCTTTATATTGACATAATGTCAATATCATGCCCGGAGCCGAATTGACATTTCCTCACAATCTGACTAGACGTTGCGCATGGGCAACGCTTTAGACCGCCTTCGCAATCTATTGGGCTCGCAGAGCCGCATTGCTGATGCTCTCGGCCTTACGCGAGAGCAGGTTTCGCGCATCTCCACGGGAAAGAGCCCGGTTCCCGACTACATGGAGGCGGTGGCCGAGCTCCTTGAGGCGCTGCCGCCGAAGGATTGGCCCGCGCGGTGGAGGCCAGAAAAATAAGGCTTCGACGATAGGGGTATGAAACAAATGTTCCATAGGTTCGTGCTTTCGGTGTCCCTGGTTGTGTGTTTCCAGGCGTGCAGCCGGGACGCAAGGCTCTATCCTGCAAACGTCCAGGCCGGCCCTGCGGCGCTCACGGCCAAGTTCACAGATTCCGGTATGGGGAAAGGTCCGGTCGAGATGGCGCTCCCCGATGGCGAGGTCATGCGGGGCGAGTTCGGGACGACGGACACGTCCGCTTACGGCTTCGGCATTGCGACTGCATCAATAGGCCGAACGACGGCCGTTGGGACTTCATCGGCCTCGGCGGTGCCGGGGAACATGCCGGGCGTTGTAACCTTGATTGGTGATCGCGGGACGCGGGGCGAGTGCCAGTATCAGGTCAACACGTGGACGAGCAGCGGGACGGGCGTTTGTCATTTTAGCAACGGGTCAGTCTACAGCCTCCACTTCTAAGCGATTGCGGCGCCTCGGCGTCGAAAATCCTGCGTAACTTTGACGGTCCTCTTGGCCCCGGCTGCAAATCACTGCATTCAGGTATTGTTCCGAACACGTGTGGAAATGACCAGCCGCCCCGGCATCCGAGGCGGCTTTTTCATGTGCGAACCGTTGGGGGTGAGCCATGAAGTAGAACCGAATAACCAGAGAGCGGGCCGGCGCTATGTCTTGCGTGCGCCGGCCCCAGATAGCAGCCTGCCTCAGTCCTAGGCATGTGGCCCCGAGCGACCGGCGTTTGACCCTGTAGGGCGCGCTACTCGCGGGGGAGTGATGGACGGCCCCTTGGGCAAGGGCACCTTTTTGAATACGTCGCAATCGCGATCCTGGGACGCTCGCGTGCATCCTGGGCGCTAGCAGTGTCGACGTCCCTACGCCCGGCCCGGCCGAAGACGGCAGCCGAACACCCGTTGAAAAGCTCCGAGCTTTACGCACCCGCGGCATTCGCCTGATCGCGGGGCCGGGCGGCATTTATTCTCGTGAGGTCATCGCATGGCTCAGGTCCAGACCCGCGTCGAGGTTGGCCTCGAACTTCTCGGCGCACGGCAGATGGAGTGCATTCGCTGCGGCAACACCGACAGCGTTGCGGAATTCGGTCGACACATCACGTCGCGCGGTGGGCTTGGTGTCATTTATTGCGAGTGCCCGATCTGCGAGGCGAAGTGGCGCCGGATTGACGTGGGGACATTCCAATGACCATCACCGAACTCGAGCGCATCCAGGAAAAGCTCCAGGAGATCCGCGACGACCTCAAGGTCCAACTGCGCGAGGTCGAAGCGCAGATCTGCGAGATCGCGATCGATCTGACCGCTCGCCGCGGCCAAGCGGCGGCACGCTGATTGCTCGCGGAACATCTTGCGGCGTCCGGCTGGCAGCGGCCGGAGGAAGCCCCGATCGGAAACGGCAACGAATTCCCGGCTGAGCTGCTTTTCGAGTGTGGCCACGTATCGAGGGCGTGCTGGGGACTGCATCCCTATCCTGGCATCGGGAAGGGCTATTGCTGGCGCACGAGTGATGGCGAGCTGTTCGGCCTTTACGAAGTGCTGGCTTGGCGCCCGCTGAGACACTGAGGTCCCCATGATCGACCGCAGATCTTTTCTTCGCGCGCTCGGCGCCATTGCCGCGCTGCCCGCCATCGGTGGCGCCGCTGCGCTGGCATCGGTGTCGCCCGTTGCCCCTGTTGCCGCCGATGAGCCGATTGTCGACGGGTGGCCGGCCGGTCAGTTTTGCATGGGCGACCCCGATGAGGCCCCGCTCTTCCATGTGGTCGAGGTCAACGGCAGGTTTCGGGTCCTGCTCCGTGAGGACAGAGCGACCGAGGGCGTCGTGGTGTCCGATCTTGATTTCGATACCGAGTGCGCAGAGGGCGAATGACCGACGCAGAGGTTAAAAAGGCCGTAGATTGGGAGGCCATCGAGCGGGAGTACCGCGCGGGGCAGCTTTCCGAAGCCGCTATCGCTCGGCAATTTGGGGTGAGCCGCGCTGCCATCCAGAAGCGGGCAAAGAAAAACAACTGGTCCCGCGATCTTACGGAGAAGGTTCGGCAAGAGGTAGCAGCTCGGCTGGTAGCAGAGGGGTTGCAGCCCCAGAGGGAGGCTGCAACCGTCGAGCAGGCTGCAACCCGTGGAGTGCAGCTTGTGCTGGGTCACCGTTCGGGACTGGCTCGCCTTCGGACCATCGCGGAGAAGCTCGCCAACCAGCTCGATGCCGACACCGACGACATCAAGGAGATCGAGGAAGCGATCGAAGAAGAGACGGCGGGCGACAAAAGTGGCGAGCGTCGCGCTCGAATGCTCAAGGCCGTCAGTCTTGGTTCTCGTGCGGGTATCGCTCAGCAGCTTTCCCAGGTGCTCAAGAACCTGATCCCTCTGGAGCGCCAAGCCTTCAATCTGGATGACAAGTCCGGTTCCGATCCCGACGTGCCGGTGAGTGGAACGGTGGTGCACAAGCTTGACCCTGCCAGCGCCGAACTTCTCAAGCGTCTCGTGGAGTGACTTGCCGCTGGCCGCGAAGGCTGGCGCAAAGCACCTCTGCGAGACCTCGCACCTCTATTTCACTCGGCTGTTCTTCAAGGAACTGCAGGGTGCGGCGATGTTGGTCGGCCCGCACCACCGGGCCATCGCCCATGCGTTGGACAGGGTTATCGGGGGCGAGATCAACCGGCTGATCATCAACGTGGCGCCGGGCTACACCAAGACCGAGGAGGCGGTGATCGCCTTCATCGCTCGTGGCCAGGCGATCAACCCGCGCGCTCGTTTCATCCATGCGAGCTTTAATGATCTGCTCGTGAACGAGAATAGCGTTCGGATCAAGGACACGATCGGAAGCGAGCCCTATCGCGACATGTGGGGCGTAACGTTCAAGGCCGATCAGGATGCGAAGGGCCTCTGGCGCACGGCTGAACGTGGCGGCTTGCTGGCCAAGCCCGCTGGGGGCCCGATCACCGGTTTTCGTGCTGGCCTGATGGAGCCGGGCTTCACCGGAGCGCTGGTGATCGATGACCCGCTTAAGCCCGATGATGCATTCTCTGCGCTCAAGCGCGACAAGATCAACAGCCGCTGGCACTCGACCTTTAAGAGCCGTCTCGCGCATGAGGACGTGCCCGTCATCATCATCATGCAGCGACTGCACATTGATGATTTTTCTGGCTACCTGCTGCGCGGGGGCGCTGGGTGCAGGTGGCATCACCTGCTCCTCCCGGTGCGGATCGACAACTCGGAGCCGTATCCGTCCGAGTTTACGCACGGCATACCGATCGAGCATGGGTTGCCGGATGGCCCGCTCTGGCCGGCGAAGCACACCGAGGAGCAAATCGCCGAACTCGAGTTCGACGCCTACACGTTCGCTTCGCAGTATATGCAGCGGCCGATCGTGCTCGGCGGCGCCATCTTCAAGGATGAGTGGCTGATCGAGATTGAGGAAGAGAAGATCCCGAACCTCCTCTATCGCGCCATCTTCGCCGACACTGCCCAGAAGGTGGGCGCCCGCAACGATCACACCGAATTCCAGGAATGGGGGCTCGGCGTCGATGGGAAGGCCTATTTCATTGACCGGGTACGGGGGAAGTTCGAAGCCCCGGAGCTGCTGAGCACGGCCGAAGCATTCTGGCGGAAGTGCCAGGCGCGGCCCATCGTGTCGCACGGCGTGCTTCGCTATTTTGGCATCGAAGACAAAGTGTCTGGTACGGGGCTGATCCAGCACCTATCGCGGCGCTCAATCCCGGTGCGGGCCATCAAGCGCGGCCCCGAAAAGGACAAGTACACGCGAGCCCTTGACGCGGTGCCGAGCTTCGCCGCCGGCCTCGTGCGCATCAATGAGGGCCTGCCGGAACTGGGCAGCTATCGGCGCAACATGCAGATGTTCGACGGCACGGACGGCTGCTCAGACGACGATGTGGACTGCACCGTTGACGCGGTGGTGGATCTGCTTGGTGGTGGCATCGATATGGCGGCATGGGTGTGATGAATGCGCTTCTTTGACACGCTCACGAACTTCGTCGCCAACATCGGCGTCGGGACGTCCAAAAAGGTGTTCGATCAGTATGCGCTCAATGCGCTTGATGATCAGACGCTTGAAGCGATGTACCGGGGCGACTTCCTTTCGCGCAAAGTCGTCGATGCGCCTGTTAACGACATCTTCCGCCCGTGGCGCTCGTGGCAGGCGATGCCGGAGCAGATCACGGCCATGGAGGCGGCGGAAACGCGCCATCAGGTGCGCCTCAAGCTCGCTCTGGCAGCAAAGTGGGGCCGGCTCTACGGCGGTAGCGTGGTGATCATTGGAACCGGTGGCGATCCATCGGTGCCGTTGGTGCCGGCGGCCGTTGGCAAGGGTGGCTTGCGGTATCTGACGGTGCTGCCCCGCAAGATCGTCCAGGTCCCCGAGCTGGAGACCGATCCGATCCAGCCGAACTTTGCCACGCCGAAGATGTATCGTTTAAACGGCAAGGACGGGCAGCATGTGGATATCCACCCGAGCCGCATCATCCGCTTCCTCGGCGCCCCGCGTCCCGACATCGACACCAACACGGAAGGCTGGGGGGACAGCATCCTTCAGGTGGTTAACGACGCGTTGCACAACGCCAGCCTTTCCATGGCCGGCGTGTCGGAGCTTGTGCACGAAGCGAAGGTCGACATCGTCAAGATCAAGAACCTCGGTACGCTGCTTTCGACCGACGCGGGCACGAAGCTGTTGCTCGACCGCTTCAGAAATTCCGGGATGATCAAGAGCATCAACAACACGTTGCTGCTCGATGCGGAAGACGAGCATAGCCGTGTTCAGACGGCCTTCACGGGGTTGCCCGATGTGATCCGGGTGTTCCTTGAGGTGGTAGCTGCCGCATCCGATATCCCGGTCACGCGTCTGCTCGGAACCTCTGCCAAAGGGCTCAACGCCACGGGCGAGGGGGACATGCGCAACTACTACGATTTCCTTGACGGGTGGCGGAAGGACAACCTCGCTCCCGTGCTCGACATCCTCGATCCACTGCTGTGGCAGGATGAGACCGGCTCGGTGCCGAAGGATGCGTATTACGAGTTCAATCCTCTCTGGCAGATGACCGAGAAGGAAAAGGCCGATCTCGCCAAGGTCAAGGCGGAGACGGTGAAGACACACGCGGCGCTCGGGCTCCTCCCGGAGGAGCCGCTTGCCCGCGCCCTTGCAAACCAGCTCATTGAGGATGGCACCTATCCCGGCTTCGAAGCCGAGATGGCCGATCTCCTCGCGTCGGGCGGCGACATAGTTCCGGAGGAACGGCCCGATGATGACGTTCGACCTGCCCGCAATGGCCAGACGAAAGCACGGGACGAAGAGGGGCTTGGTGCTCCGGGAGATCGCGCCGCTGATTGGCGTGGAGCTCGACTTTCTGCACACCCTGAATTCGCTCGTTGGCTCTCTGACGCGGTGGGCTCGCAGCAACATCATTGAGGTCGCCGCGCAAGAGCGCGCGGCATTTCACACGACAGCATTCAACATCCCGATCCGCGTCGGTGCCGGCGACGTCAGTCTCGCCGATGATGCCGGACGCAACGCTCGCACCATTCTCGACGGGCTGAGGCGGGAAGCCGAGCGGCGTGCGGCTGAGGCCGAGGGGCGGATCGCGAAGAACATTAGCCGTGCCGGTCAGGCACACACGCGCCAGTGGACGGCTGCCGTGCGCGCCAGCGCGCAGATCGACATATCGGCTCTGATCCGGGATGACGACCTTGTCGACTTCCTCTCGATCCGTTCCGAGCAGTTCAACATCCTGATCCGCAATCTCACCGAGGATGTGCGGCACCGGATCGAGCGCGAGACGCTGGGCGCGATCTTCGAGGGCCGCGGCAATGAGGAGATCGCGAAGAAGATCCGTGAGATCGACGGCATCGGCCGCAACCGCTCCCGCCTGATCGCCCGCGACCAAGCCTCGAAGCTCAACGGGGCGATGAACGAATTCCGCCAGAGGCAGGCTGGCGTCACGCACTACCGTTGGAAATCCATGATGGACCCGCCTCGAGCGCGGGAGGTCCACATGGCGCGCAACGGCAAGATCTACCGGTGGGATGCTCCTCCTGCAGGCGGTCACCCGGGTAATGAGATCTTGTGCCGCTGCCGCGGGCTTGCGGTGCTGATCGAGACCCCGGAGGATGCCGAGGAGGTGTCGCCGGATGAGCCGTTGGGCTCGCAGGAGGAGGCGCTCGGGCTGATCGGCAGGGTCGGGCGCACGTCGTCAGAAGATGTCCTGAGCTGGTCGCGCGATGCGGTGCTGGCTCGACATGCCGAAGTTCGGAGGGCTCAAGAGGCATTGACGGGACTGCGGGCTGGCGCGTCCGAGCCGACCGTGGAGGGGTTGTTTACGTCGGTGTTCGGGTTCGGTCCGGTCGATGGCGATCTCGCGCGCATGGCGGGAATGTCGGCCCTCCGCGCTGCGACCGCTACGCGGAAGGCGATGATGTTGGCTGCCGTCAAGTCGCGGCTCAACATCATCGAAGAACTCTTGCAGCACGCTGTCGAGACTGCGCCGGCGGCGGTTGCCGCGCCTAAGCGGATGCCGCTGCCGAAGCTCCCGGCCGGGAAATATGCCGCGCGCGGTGATGGCGTAGCGCGGCCGGTCGAAGATGCGCTCTATGATGGGCGAGCCATCGTGTTGGACCAAGGCCGACGCACGAAGCATGAATGGCTCTTCGCGCACGATGAGCAGGGGCGCCATCTGGTAACGGTTTCGTCCGCTCTTCGTAGTCGCGTCGAGTTCGATCCGAAACTGTTCCCCGAGATCTTTTCGCCGCGTCATCGGGTGACGGTGCACCACAATCACCCGTCGAGCACATCGTTTTCGGGTGCCGACTTGGTAGCGTTTAAACATGCTCCGGGGCTGGATACGCTCTACGCGCATGGCCACAACGGCAGCAGCTACCGTGTTCGGGTGCTCAAGAGGACGGATATCGGAAGGCTGGACGACTACGCAATCAGGCGCACGAAGGTTTATTTGAGCAAGGCTGCGGCTCGGGGACAGATCTCGGTTTCTGACGCCGATTTGCTTTTCGCCCATGTGCGGATGCTGGCCCTAGCCCGGAAGATGATCGTGGACTATAGTGCTGAGTTGACCGGGGCGAGCGCGATAGCGGCGCAGCGGAATGCAGAGGTGATCGACGATGCCGTCCGAGACGTTGCGGCCCATATTCCTGATTGATCCTCCGAGCCCATTTGCCTCGGAAGAGGAGTGGCGTGCGTTCCTGGCAGATCTCGAGGCGTCAGAAAACAAGGATGCCCCGGAGATCCAGAGTGCGATCCGCATGGCGCTCGAACACCTAGCCGAGATGGCCAACTAAGGCCGCTTCTCTCGACGTAGAGACCCCGCTTCGGCGGGGTTTTTTATTGGGGGCTACCACCATGTTTGATGCGACCGCTGCGGTCCCGAAGGGGCGCCGCATTGCAGTGCTGCGCGCCTCATATGAGACGCAGGACCTTCTGCGCGATTGGGCGAAGGCGAGCGGGTTTGATCTCGGATGGAGCTATTCGTGATGGCCGCAGCGATCGTGGGAGTTCGATTTCCACATCACCCTGATCGCGACCGAGAACGCCGTGTCCATCCCGGAGGGTGCGCGATGGGTGGAGCCGGTGACGGTCGAGGTGGACGGCTTCGAGGTGCTTGGCGGCACGCCGACGCTGAAGGTCAAGGAGCATCATGCGATCTCCGCGATGCGCGCGTTTTTCATGACCGCGTTCGGGGCGAAGCCGACGTTCCCCGATTTCAAGCCGCACATCTCGGTCTCCTACAAATGGGCGGGCGAGCCCGATCTCTCCACGATCGCGCCGCCGATCGGCCCGCTTGTGTTCGACTATCTGATTGTCGGCACCCCGTCTGAAACCACGAAAGCGAAGGATGCCGCCATGGCCGATTACGCATCTGTTCTCATGCTCGACCGGGCCGAGATCGCCGGCACGCGCAAGACCAAGGATGGATATCTCGTTGCCGACGTGCGCGCTGCTCGCTCCGGCGTTCAGCAGTATCGCGGTGCCGAGGTGGGTCGGCCGGAGCTCGACATCGTGAATGTTTGGCGCCCCGATGATGAGGTGTTCAAGAAGGACAGCCTCTCAAGCTATGCCTTCAAGCCGGTGACGGTCGGCCATCCCACGGAGATGGTCACTGCGGACAACTGGAAAAAGCTCTCCGTGGGCAACGTCGGCGGCGATGTGGCGCGCGACGGCGGCTTCGTCCGCGTGCCGCTCGTGCTGATGGATGCGGAGGCGATCCAGTCGGTCGAGGGCGGTCTTCGCGAGCTGAGCATGGGTTACGACGTGCGGCTCGAGTTCGCCGACGGCGTGACGCCTGAAGGCGAGCCGTATCAGGCCATACAGCGAGACATTCGGATCAACCATGCGGCGCTCGTCGAGCGTGGGCGCGCTGGTCCGGCATGTCGCATCGGGGATCAGGGCAAGCCCGATGCGAAGCGTGAGCGTGAGCCCGCCACCATAGGAGACGACACTATGAGCAATCGCAACATGACGGTGGACGGCATCACGATCCCCGTCACCGATCAGGCCGCCCAGGTCATCGAGAAGCTGCAGAAGCAGATCGGCGACCAGTCTACCGCTCTCGCGGACGCCAAGAAGGCGATTGACACCGCGACCGATGCGATGAAGACGCTGAAGGATCAGCACGCCAAGGAGATCGCCGATCTCAAGGCGCAGATCCCCACGGCGGACCAGCTCGAGGGCCTGCTCGACAAGCGCGCTGGCCTCATCGACGCTGCCAAGAAGATCGCCCCGACGCTCGCTGACAGCTTCAAGGGCAAGTCGGCCGCCGACGTGCGCAAGTCGGTCGTCGCGAGCAAGTTCGGCGACGATGCCGTGAAGGACAAGAGCGCCGACTACATCGCCGCACAGTTCGACGCCCTGGCCGCGATCGCTGGCAACGGTGGCGGCACCGATCCGGTGCGCGACGCCATCGCTGGCGGGATCACGTCGAAGCTGGGCGACGCCGATAAGGCGCGCACCGAAGCTCTGGAGAAGCAGCGCAACGCCTGGGCCGCCTAATCGGTCCCGGCACTCGCCCTCACCACAAATCAGGAGACGATCATTATGGGTAACGTCCAGCCCAACTATAACGCCATGCCCGACGTGGGCCACGAAGGCCAGCTCGCGGACACGCGTTCATACGAGGCCGTGTCCCGCATTTGCCAGCCCGCCTCTATCGGCTTCGGTAAGGCAGTCATCCGCGGCACCGCCGACAATCAGGTGACGATCGGTGCGGCCGGAAAGTTCGCCGGCATCTCCATCCGCGACATCACGCTGCCGGCCGCCAACGCCGACGTCTACAAGCAGGGCAACACGGTCGCGGTCATGACCCGCGGGACGATGTTCGCTGTGCCCACGGCCAACGTCGCCGATGGCGATGCGGTCTACTACGACGCGAACGGCGCCCTCACCAACGTATCGGGCGGCAACACTCTCATTCCGAATGCGGTTTGGGAGAAGACCACCAGCTCGGGCGGCCTTGGCGTCATTCGTCTTCAGTAAGCGCCGCTTCCCCTAACTCCGCCGCTCTAGCGAAAAGGAACTCGCAATGAACGCCCACGTCAAAATGCTCGACGCTCAGCAGGCGCTGAGCTTCGTCATCTCTCAGACCTCGCACATCGAGACGCAGGTCTGGAAGAAGCTCTATCCGGAAATCCTCTACCCGGAGTTCGTTCCGGTGGACGAAAGCGCCCATCCTTGGGCGACCACCGTAACCTACTATTCGAGCGATGTGACCGGCCAGGCCGGCTGGCTGCACTCGTTCGCGCAGGACTTCCCGATGGTCAACCAGAACCGCACGAAGCACGAGACGAACGTCTCGATGGGCGGCATCGGGTATGGGTACAATCTGCAGGAGATCAGCCAAGCTTCGATGTTGGGCATCAATCTCCAGGCTGATCTCGCCATCGCGTCTCGCGACGCTTACGAGCGTCACTGTGAGCAGGTCGCATTCATGGGTGACGCGCAGGTCGGTTACCAGGGCCTGCTCAACAACTCGTCGGTTGGCGCCGCTGACGTTGCCGATGGCGCGAGCACCAATCCCGAGTGGGAAACCAAGACCCCCGATGAGATCGTAAAGGATTTCAACGAGGCGCTTTCCGACATCTACTCGGACAGCAACACGATCGAGTTGGCCGACACGGTGCTCTTGCCGCCGTCGAGCTACAACCTGATCGCCACCAAGCGGCTCGACCCCACGATGACGACGACGATCCTGGAGCACATCCAGCGCGTCAATGTCTACACGGCGCAGACGGGCAAGCCGCTCAAGATCCGCGCGCTGCGCCAGCTCGAGACTGCCGGCGCGGGAAACACCAAGCGCATGGTGGTCTATCTGCGCAACCCGCAGGTCGTGAAGCTGCATCGCCCCATGCCGCTGCGGTTCTTCCCGGTCCAACAGGTCATGCTGGATTACAAGGTGCCCGCTGCTTACCGCATCGGCGGCACTGACGTTCGCCGCCCCGGAGCCGTGCGCTATCGGGATGGCATCTAAGGAACTCAGCGAGGGCGGTCTGCGCCCTCGCCATGAACCTGAAATTCTAAAGAGGAACTCTGGAAATGCAGATCGTCAACGCTTCTCCCGGCGTCCGCGCCATCCGCTCGCTCAATCTCAAGCTCAAGCCGGGCGATATCGCCACTGTGAACGACGCGGATTGGAAAAAGGCCCGTGCAAAGCCTGTCGTCGCGGGCTGGCTCGAGACGGGGGACCTCCGAGAGCTGTCAGCCTCCGACGCCAACAAGCTCAAGGACAAGGATGGCGACGGTAAGCCCGACGCGGGCAAGAAGTAAGGCTTCCGGGGGAGACTGCCAGCATGGCTCATGAGGTTCCGAGCGCCGCTGCGTTCAAGGCGCGACATCCGAAGTTCGCTGCGGTCGCGGATGGGATTGTGACGGCCATGCTGGCGGAGGCCCGGCGCTCGGTTTCTGAATGTTGGGATGAGGGCGATTTCGCTGACGGCATCATGTACCTCGCGGCGCACCTCATCGCAGAAGAGAATTCAGCCGGCGGCATGTCCGCGGCATCCAAGGCCGGCCCGATTAAGCGGGTGAAGGCCGACACCGTCGAGATCGAATATTCAGGCTCCACGATGCAGGACGCCTCGCTCGACGCCACCATTTACGGGCGCCGCTTCAAAGAGCTGCGCCGTCGCAATTCGGCAAGGGTGATGGTCGTATGAGCCTGCTCGGAGAGATTGGCGAGGCGCTGCGCGGTGCGCTCGGTGGCGAGGAAGTGTTTCCTCCCGCGACGCTGCACGCGCTCACGCGCAACCCGGACGGCTCAGTGCCGATCGATGCGGACGGCCGCCAGGTGCGCGCCCTGACCGATGTCCCGGCGTTCGGGTTCGCCTCGCGCTGGGACCACAAGATCATCGCGTCGAAGGGTTGGGACCCGAGGACGCTGAAAATCGTGCTCGTGCAGAGCAACCAGCTTCAGGCGCCCGAGGTCGGCGATGAGGCGTCCGCTGTGCGACCGTTGAATGAGACGGTCGAGCGCATCCTCATCAGCGAGGTCACGTCGGACCCCGCCGATGCGACGTGGATCTTGGCAGGGGTGCCCGCCTAATGGCGCGGATCGTCAACAAGAGGCGTTTAAACATACGCCTCGGCAATATCGCCCGCGAGACGGTCGAAGAGGTGCGGCGCGCGCTGCGCCGAGGCGGTCTGGCGATCGAGAACACGGCCGTCGAGAAGATCGTCAATCCGCCGAAGACGGGTCGGATTTACCCATCGCGTGGGCGGAAAGGCGCCAAGCACCAAGCATCGGCGCCCGGTGAGCCGCCAGCGGCCGATACGGGAGAGCTGCACACATCGATCACGACGGCGGACGCCTCCCGGCCGGAGGTCATCCGCTTCGAGACCGGCGCGAATGGCCCCTATGCGATCCCGCTCGAAGAGGGCACCTCGAAGATGGCGCCGCGCCCCTACATGGGGCCGTCATATGACGAAAACGTCGGCGCTATTCGCGAGAACGTGCGGCAGGCAATCCGCCGCGGAAACCGGAAGGGCTCCCGCTGATGGTGCTGTTCGAATTTACGAGCGAGTTCTGGCACTGGGCGCGCGGGAAGTGTGTCCTATGCAAGGCGTTGTCGCTGTTTGTCTATCGGCCCGGCACCAAGCCCGTACCCGAAGACGTGGCCGTGGAGGCCGAAAAGCAGGGCAAGGGGCGGCGTCTCGGTGCGGTCGAGGGTGGTGACGCCCAATGAGCGCGGACCCCACTGGCGCGCTTCTGAAGGCCGTTCGCGCTGTGCTCGCGTCTGACCCCCAAATTGCGGCTGCCGTGGGCGATCGGATCTCGACGGATTGGGGCGCTGTGATGGCGCCTCCCTATGCCCGCATCTCGATACCTCGCACACGGCCCGATGACGACGAGTGCGGCGAGGGCGCCGAGACGCTCGTGAAGGTGCACATCTGGTCGCGGGACGGCGAGATCGCCTGCTCGGCCATTGCGGGCCGGGTGCGCGCCGTTCTTCAGGGCGCGTCCTTCCCCGTCGTCGGTCACGATCTCGGCGAGGTCACCTACGATGGAACCGACTACCGGCCCGACGCCCATGACGAAAAGTTGAGCATGGGCATCGCTTCCTTCACCATCACCACAACCGCCATCTAACGGGAGATCCAGCAATGGCACGCGCTATTACCGAAACGTTCGGGCAGTTTCAGATCCTCGTCGGAGACGGCGAAGAGCCTGAGGTGTTCTCCGTCATCTGCGGCCTCACGTCGAAGGGCGTGCAGCGCACGGCATCGACCAACACGACCGTTGTCCCCGACTGCGCAAACGAAGATCTCCCCGGCTACGAAGAGGCCGACGTGGCGAGTATTTCCGTGAGCATCTCGGGCTCTGGCGTTTGGGCGCAGCAGAACCATGAGATGCTTATGGATTGGTTTTACTCGGCCGTATCGAAGAACGTCAAAATCCGCAACATGAATGCGGCAGTTGGCGACACTGAATACGAGAACGCCCCGGCCATCCTGACCACGCTCAGCCAGACCGGCGAGCGCGGCAACAAGGTGCAGGGCGAGATCGCCATTCTCTTTACTCAGCAGCCGACGCGCGTCGCGAAGGCCGCTTAATGAGCAACCTCGCGGCCGAGGTTGTCCTCGATTGGGCAGACGGGACGTACATGTTCCGTCTGCCCGTCAATCAGCTCATCGAGCTCGAAGAGAAGTGCTCGGCTCCGTTCACGGTGGTCTATTCTCGTCTCACGGAAGGGCGCTACTCGATCACCGATGTGCGAGAGACGATCCGCCTGGCGCTGATCGGCGGCGGGCTCGATCCGGTCGACGCGGTAAAGCTGGTCCGCCGCTATGTCGATGAGCGCCCGAAGGCCAGCAACCTGCCTTTCGCCCGCGCCGCGCTTGCCGCAACGCTCTTCGGTTTCGAGGCCGAACCGCTGGGAAATCTGGAGGCGGCGCCGAACCCGAACGTCTCGACGCCGCCAGAATCTACCAGACCACCACAATCGTCGGAAATCTCCACATTGGCGACCTCGATCGCCTCTCGCTTTGGCAATGGGCAGCAGCCGTAAAGGGCTGGAATGACGCTCACAAGCCGGAAGGCGAAGCGCCTCCGCAGATGTCCGACGACGACGCAGACCAAATCCTGGGGCTGGTGTGACACATGACCGTTGAAGTCGATAGACTGCTCGTTTCGCTCGAGGCGCGCGTTGGCCCCTACATGAAGGGGATCGCCGACGCGCAGAAAGAGACGAACCGCAATCTCGGCCTGATCGAGAAGAAATTCGCATCCACCGAGCGTAATGCGAGGGCGAGCATCGGCTCTATGGGTGCGATGCTTGGCGGCATAGGCGCCTATCTCAGCATTGATCAGCTTACGAGCTACGCCGACGCCTGGACCCGCGTCACGCGCGCCATTGCAGCAACGGAACAGCTTTTCGGTATCGCACTGATTTCCGCGGAAGATTTGGCCGACATGGCAACGCGGACGAGATCAGACATTGAGGCGCTTTCGAAGCTGTACCTCCGTGCAGGTGACGCCGTGGCGCGATCCGGGGGTTCCGCTCAAGATGCCGCCGATGCAACCGAGACTTACGCCAAGGCGCTCAAGCTCGGGCAAGCGTCAGCGACAGAGGCAAAAGCGGCCACAGAGCAGTTCGCGCAAGCTCTCACGAAAGGGTTTCTCAACGGCGACGAGCTTCGGTCGCAGATGGAATTGGCGGCCGTCGTCGTTCACGCTCTCGCGGAGCAGATGGGCGTCACGAAGGGTCAGCTTATCGAGCTTGGCGAGCAAGGGAAGATCAGCTCGTCACACATGATCAATGCGCTCAAAAAGGTGAAACCGGTCGTCGATCAAGAGTTTTCGCGGATGCCGCAGACGGTAGACGAAGCGTTCACCAATCTCCGCACGGCCATGATCAAATATGTCGGGCACGCGAACGAGGCTCGCGGGGTCACGGCGGCATTTTCCGGGGCGCTACAGGGTGTTGCCAACAACATGGAGCGCGTCGCGGATGTGGCCGCGGTTCTCGGCGCAGCGCTCCTTGCAACATTCGGTAGGGGTGCCGCGGGCGGAGTTCTCGCCGTTGCGTCCCGGCTTGCAAGCCTTCCGGCGCTTGCCATTGGTGCGGCCGCCGCGATCGAGACCATGGGGGATGAGGTCAAATTCAATTTTGACCTCATGAAGCAAGCGGCGGACCAGGGAGCGGATTGGGGCACGGCGCTTGCTGTGGGGATGCGCGATGCGGCTAATTCTGGCGTGACGCTTCAAGACCAGTTCCATGGGCTCTATTCCGTTCTCGGAGACGATCTTCTCGGCGTGGTCAATGACCTTTCCGCCGCGCTCGGCGGGCAAGAGGTGGATTGGTCCGACGTTTCGGTCGCTGCGCTCACATCCATTGGCGCGATTATCGGCGGCATCAAGGCGCTCTATCATTTGTTCAAGGCAAGCTTCGAGGTGCTTCCGCTTACGGCGGAGAGCGCGTTCATGGAGGTGAGCAACGCCGTTAAGAAAAAAATGCAGGGCATCCTCGATTTCTTCGCGGAAACGCTCAACAGGATGATCGCGGTCGCGAACAAGCTGCCCGGCTTCCAGATGCGGTATGTGTTCTCGCCTGAGCTTGGGCAATCGGAAAACACGGCGCTAGAGCGCCTGCGGGAATTGAGCAAAGAGGTCAGCGGCCAGCTCCAAAAAGATTTCGACCTCGCAGCCTACGCCGAGCGCATCAACAATAAGGCGAAAGGCTTCTCCGAGGACCGCATGAAGGACGAGTGGTCTCGGAAAACCGAGACGCACGCCGAAAGAGGAAAGGGGAAGATCGACCCCGGAGGGAAGGCCGGCACTGGCTCGGGAGGGCGGTTGAGCGAGTTCGAGCGCGGCGTGATGAACATCGAAAAGAGGACGGCCGCGATCCGGGCGCAGATGCAGGCGGTTGGCGCAAGCTCAAGGGAAACGGAGCGAGCGGCGGCCATGCAAGAGCTTTTGTCGGATGCACAGAGGTCGGGACTTGACGTTACCCCGCAGCTACTTTCCGACATGGACCGGCTGGCGCGCGCCTATGCTGACGTCGCCGCGGAAGCGGATCTTCTTCAGGTCCTTCAAAATACGAAGCGTGAGAACGAGGACCTTCAAAACGAGATCAATCTCACGGGCCTTTATGGGTTCGAACTGGAGCGCGCGCGAAAGGAAATGGAGCTTCTGAACGAGGCCAAGCGCCTCGGCGCAGACCTGACGCCCGACAAGAAAGAAGAGATCAGTGCCCTCGCGGAACAAAACGCGCGGCTGCAAGAAGCGCAGAAAATAATAGCGGACGTGCGCGATCAATCGCGCGACGCGCTCAAGGGGTTCATCACGGACATCCGCGACGGGACGAGCGCAACCGAAGCGCTCAGCAACGCGCTGATGCGCATGTCAGATAAACTGATCGACATGGGCGTTAATGGTCTTGTGGAATCTGCGCTAGGCCCGTTGGTTAATTCGGGAGGCTCCGGCGGGGGGCTTCTCTCGGGGCTGGCTAGCCTCTTTGGCGGCACGGGTTACGCCACGGGTGGGATCGTTCGTGGCGCCGGGACTGGCACGAGTGACAGCATCCCGGCGCGACTTTCGAACGGTGAATTTGTGGTCAACGCTGATGCAACCAGGCGCAATCGCGCCGTGCTCGAAGCTATCAATACGGGCGCCATCGCGGCCTTCTCTAAGGGCGGCGCAGTTGGAGCGGCGGCCCATGTTCCCAATATCGTCGCGCCTACTGCGGCGGCGTCCCTCGCCGCGCCGCAAATGTCGGTGAGCGTCACGATCAACGCGCCGAACGCAACGCCAGACGGCGTTGACGCCATGAATAAAACAACTGTCCCGCAGCTTCGAGCGATGATTAGCAACGTTCTTGATGAAAAGTTCTCGCGCTCCGACGCGTATCAGAAGATGAGGAACGGCTGATGGCGCTGCTCACCTTCCCGCGGGAGTTTCCTCTCGACGGATGCTTCACCGACGCGTGCACGTTCGATCTCGTTCCCGTGCAGGAGACGAGCCTATCCGGCACAGCGTCGCTCGACGTGATGGGAACCGCGCCATCCTACTTCCTCGGCAAGTGGAGCACCCGCGTCCTTAGCCGTGAGGAGTTCGGCATCTGGGACGCGTGGCTCAATAGCCTGAGGGGCGGACTGCGATCGTTCAAGGGCCGGCCGAACCGGGCTCGGTGGCCGATGTCCCGGCCTCGCGGGTTCGGCGGGATGCTCTACGGCGGCGTTCAATGGAGCGGCATCGGCCGCCTCGCAGACATCGGGGCGAGCCGCGATGAGGTGACGATCGATCAGATCCCGAACGGGCTCCTCTTGCAGCCTGGAGACTGGTTTTCGATCCCGGTCGGCGCGCGGCAGCGCATCCATCAGGTCATGACGATCGGCACCTCAGCGGGCAACGCGGTAACCGTCGCTTGCGAGCCGCCGATCGTCCCCGGCGTCGTTACCGGCATCGCCGCGCGCCTGGACGCGCCATATTGCGACATGACGCTCGTGGGCAAACCGGACCGACCGAAAAACCCCACGCGCGGCGGCTCGATCTCCTTCACCGGACACCAAAAGCTCATCTGACATGCTGACCATCCCCTCCGAAGTGGCTGACCTGATTGCATCGGGGCAGGCGGACACGCGTGTCATGTTCCGCCTCGATTTCGACGACGGACCAGAGGGCATCTGGAACGGCGACTACGACGCGACAGTGACCGGTGTGCTCTACAAGGGCCTCGCCGGTAACATGACGCTCGGCGACATCCAATCGTCGATCGCACTCGATGCGGACTGGGCGGACCTCCAGATTTCCGGCCTCCTGCCAACCGTGGCGCAAATGCTCGAGGGCGGGGAGTGGCATCAGCGGCCGGCCGTGATCTCGATTGCGGTGATCGACCCTGCGGGCAACATCGTGCACGTCATCCCGCGCTTCTCTGGGTTCCTGGATGAGGCTCCGCTGAGCGGGCAGGCCGATGAGCCGCGCGTGCTGACTGCGAAGGTCGAGAGCAATAACCGCGGTCTCTACCGAGAATCTAGCCGCATTTGCTCCGATAGCGACCAGCGGCAGGTGCCCGGCGCCGCAAACGACGGCTTTTTCAAATACTGCAACGCCTCCGAGGTTGCGGAGGCGAGCATCCCCTGGGGCAGAAAAGGAGAGCAGTATCCTGTCAGACTTCGCTAGACGGCCGCGCGTGGAGCGCTGGCCCGCGATCATGCGCGCCGAACTCGCGCGCCACATCGCGGCTCCCTTCGAATGGGATGAGAGCGATTGCGGGTTCGCCTTCAGCGTCGTGCGCGCGATCACCGGGTTCGACGCGATCGCAGGATTGCGCGGATATGAGGACGGCCCCGAGGCGCTGCGGCGGCTACGTGCGGCAGGCTATCCATCGGTGTTGGATCTCGTGGCCGCCCACTTCCCGGAGATCCCGCCGTCTGAGGCAATGCGCGGCGATCTGGGCTATCCGGCGACGGTTGAGCCCCTGATGAGCCCGGCGGTCATCAACGGCCCCGTGGCGCACTCCAAATCGCTGGCTGGTCCCGTGGTCGTTCCTCGCGGGCTTATCGTGAGGGCTTTCGCGGTCTAATGGCATTCGTTGCCCCGTTCATCGGTGCGGCGCTCGGTCTGGGCGCTGTTGGCACCGCCGTGCTCGAAGTCGGGCTGGCGTTCGGCGCGGGCGCCATCGCGCGCTCGCTCGCGCCCAAGACCAAGAAATCGGCTCGCGCAAAGGCCGAGCGTGGGCAGACGCTCTCGCTCGAGATCGGCACAAACCTGCCGCGCCGTGCGATCATTGGGCGGGCGCCTACGGGCGGGCAGTTGGTCTATTGGCAGTGCACCGGCTCGAACAACGAGACGGTGCAGATGGTGGTCAAGCTGGCGGACCACGAATGCCATGGTCTCGCCGAGCTGTGGGTGGATGGCAAGAAGCGAGAGTGGAACCCCGCCACGGGCGTGGTGGACGGGTTCGATGGCAAGCTCAAGGTCCGCTTTTACTACGGAACCGGCACGCAGGCGGTTGACGCTGCGGTGCGCGATGCATCGGGCGGGCGCTGGACCAACGACGAGCGCGGTATCGGTGTATGCTATGCGGTCGTGGAAGCCACCGAAGACGAGACGGTCTTCAAGAGCGGCTTGCCTCAGATCGTGTTCGTGGTTGACGGCGCGAAGCTCTACGATCGCCGCAAGGATAGCACGGCTGGCGGCACAGGCATTCAACGCCGTAACGATCCGTCCACGTGGACGTTCTCGCGCAATCCCGCCGTGGCAATTGACAACGTGCTGTGGATGATCCCGCAAAATGGCGCGTATCTGATGGGCCTTCGCGCGCCTCCCGAGACGGTTCGGCAGGGAGATTTCGAGGCATCCGCCAACGCCTGCGACGAGCCTATAGCTCTCGCAGGTGGCGGGACGGAGCCTCGCTATCAGTGCGGCTTCGCGGTGGACATCGGTCCCGGCCTCTACCCTGAGCGCGAGGCGCTCGAAATGCTGATCGACAGCATGGCCGGTGATGTGATCACAGCTTGCGGCATCTACCGCATCATGGCGGGCGTCTCCCGGCCGATCGTCGCCACGCTCACCGATGCCGACTTCGTGCACGACGAACCGTTCATGTGGAGTTCGAAGCGCCCGCGCACCGAGCTGACGAACGCCGTTGCTGCCAGCTTCGCGAACCCGGCCGAGGCGTACAAGATGACGCCGTTGCCGCTCCGCTGGTCGAGCGTCGATCAGGATCAGGACGGCGGCAATAGGTGGACGCGATCGCTTGACCTTCGCGGGGTGCAGTCGCACACGCAGGGGCAACGCATCCAGGAGATCCGCCGGAGAGAGGGGCGGCGCCAGACGCGGGGGCACGGCCGCTTGCGCGCGCAGTGGTTCGTGCTCGAACCGGGCGACTGGGTCACCATCAATTCCGACCGGGCCGGATGGGCTGGCCGCACGTTCGAGATCGGCGCCAGTTCGGAGCAGCGCAAGCTCACGTCTGATCGCGCTTTCATCGAAACAGATGACGAGGTTGACGACTGGTCATCCGGGATGGAGCTTCCCGAGGATGCGGTGGCCGATCTCCCGAGCGGCGGGCCGACGCTGACGCTTGTTTCGGGCTTCACGGTATCAGTCGACTTTGTTCAGGGATACGGCGACGAGCAGATCCCGATCCTCCGGTTTGGATGGGTGCCGGTCACCGATCGCACCGTTGTCCAGTTGGAAATCGAATACCGAAAGTCGGGTGACACCGTTGCCATGTCGAAGGTGGTGCTCGATCCGGCTGCAGGCGAGGCCATCGTGGCCGATGGCATCCAGGGCGGGCTGATCTACCAAGCACGCATCAAGCCGGTGACGATGCCGCTGCGCGCCGTCGATTGGACCGCCTGGGCGGCTACGGCTGGCACATCGCCTCAGCAGATTGTCGGCGTCGCTGCCGTCGCGAACAGCGTGCCGCCGGACACGATCACACCCGAGATGCTCGACGAGATGTCGCGGTTCCTGCTCTCGCTGAGCTTTGCCGCCGACGAGGTGTTCGGGTCCGTCAACGAGCGGCTCTCCGAAGTGCAGGAGATGATCGTCCGCCTTTCTGACGCCGCGTCCGCCAACTTGATCACCGCCGAGGAATATGGCGCCCGCATTGACGAGGTCCGCACGATCCTGCAGACCGAGACAAACGTGCTCGCCCAGCAGATCGCGACCATCAGCGCGCAGCTCGACGGCGACATCGCGACGGCGGTCCAGACGATCACGACGCGGGTCAATCAGGTCGAGGTTCTCGCCGGCACAAAGAACCGTGTCTTTCGTCAGAACACCGCGCCAGTCGCACTCGCGGCCGGAGACGTTTGGATACACACCGGCATGGGGAACCAGATCCGTGTCGCAACGGCTCCCGGAACGCAGAGCTGGGCGGTATCCGTCGACCAGCGCATCCCAAACCTGGAAATCGCCCAGTCTGCAACAGCGAGCAGCCTGTCCCAGCTCACCACCCGGGTGGGCAACAACGAGGCGAGCGTTTTCGATCTGGCCGAAACGGTTGATGGCGTCCGTGCGCGCAAGACGCTCGGTATCAATGCGGATGGCAAAGTCGCCCTTGTCGATATCGCCGGAAACGAGTTTGGCACCGCGCTCACCTTCGTCGGTGATGAGGTGTACTTCTCTCACCCATCGGTGAACGGCGGCAACCCGATACCATTCCTCGCGATCAAGACCGTAGGCGGCGTGAACAAGTTCGTCTTCAAGGGGCAGATGATCACGGACTCGTTCGTCTCGGGGGAAGCCTCGTTCGCGTCGCTGTCTGCGATCGTCGCGAACCTCGGAATCATTACCGCTGGTTTGATGCGCGACACGGGAAACAGCTACCAGTTTCGTGTTCCGGATGGTTGGTGGGGAAAAACTGACGGGAGTTCGTTCATCGATATGAAGAACGGCATTCTCCAGTTCACGGTGTAGAAAATGCCCATGAGGTTGCGCGCCAGCACTCCAGACAGTGCGGTTGCCATATATCAGGTTCCGTCCCTCACTTCGACGGACGACGATCCCCTCGCGAACCCGCTTAATCATCTGGCAAACGGCCGGATCAAGTTCCACACGTCGTTCCCGTATGCGAAGGTAATAGACGAGCGGGTCATCAACCTGCCCCTGCCGTACCGAGAGGGAAACGGCTATGTGCACAGGGTGAGCTACGATCTGTTCGCGCACGGTCGGCCGGGAATCCCGTGGGTGCTCGGGTCGTTCCGCATCGGTGCTTACGACGTGAGCGCGACTGGCAGTGTGCCGGTTCAAAACGCGATCGACGCTACGTCGCCTTGGAAGAGGATCCTATCACTCGGCGCGAGTTCCACGCACGTCCAGATTTTCGAGTACACAGTCTGTCCCAGCCGATCGAGCCATGCGCAGTTCTCCGCCATCACCATCCCAATTACGGTTTGGATCACTGAGGAGCTCCTATAGTGCCTACTCTCAGGATTTCGCCTATCCGCTTCTCGATCGGCGCTTTCGATACGCTATTTCGCTACCTGAGGCGCTCGACGGGCGCCTCGCGGACGACCTTGCTCGCCGGCCCCAGCGTTTCGGTCAATCTCAACTCGACGTATTGGATCTTCTCATGGCGCTATAGCTGCGGGGGATACGTCGTCAGCGGGACCGCGAAGAACTCGAGGATCACGGTGCCGTTGCCGTCCGCGCCCAGCAATACGCCAACGTCGGTTGCCCTGTGAGCTTTTTCGGATCTGCTGGACGTATCCGGGCAACGGATGAGACCGGAGGCCTTCGCCTCGACACGGATGATGGCCTGTTTCATCCAGTGGGTCCTATCATTGCTGGATACGTGAACATTGCGCAGCTCTTGCTGAATAACGGCCAAACTGTGAATGACGAGCTGACCTGGGATCTCGGTTCATGTCATTCCGCGTGCACACACGTAATTGGTGCGGTTCGGTTCAGCGGCAGCGTAGGCGGGGCGATTGGGTTCGATCGTTGGACCACCTACCTCGGCGGCGATCTAATCTGGATCCTGGACTCGCCGCCTAAGTTGGCAAACGGGAGCTATGGCACCAGCCCCAGCGATTTGCTGACGTATCGGTTCTATGTGTCCGGGGCACATGTTTGGCTCAAACAGCGACGTATCGTTCTCGGAGGGCCGACAAACAATCTCGCTGGATACCGTGCACACACGGTTCAGTGGAAACTTAAGACCGGGCTTTTCAGCTAGCTATCGCACAGAAGGAAATAGTCATGGCATCGGGGGTTCGCGCCTACCGGCAGGGGGCGATTTATGTTGAGAACGGCTCCACGACCGTTCGCGGCGTAGGAACGCAATTCGTCGGAAATGCATGGGCCGGGTCACCGATCCGTCTGCCCGATGGACAGATCTATGCGGTAACGGTTGACGCGGTCGCCAATGATCAGGTGACCATCGACCCGCCCTATCAGGGCACGACGATCGCAGAGGGTGATGCTGATCCGGTCTATCTGCTGTTCCGCTTTACCGACCGGCTGGCCGCGTCGGCTGTGCAGACACAGCGCTTGAAGGATTACCTGGACAGCAATGTCAGCATCCGTCGCGGCACGACCGACCCCGAGCCCGACCTCGGCGCCCCTAACACCATCTATTACAAAATCAACCCATCGACGAACGAGATCATTGCCGTGTACGCCAAGGGCGATGACGGATGGGGTCCTCCGTTGTCTCCTGAATTGATGCCAGAGCTCGAGGCGCTGGCGGATCAGATCGAAGACTGGGCGGATGCGGCATCGACGTCTGCCACCGCCGCAGCCACAAGTGAGACGACGGCGGCCGGCCATGTAACGACGGCAGCGGGGCATGTCACGGCGGCAGCCGGGCACGCGAGCGCCGCAGCGACGTCTGCCGCCAGCGCCGAAACCGATGCAACGGCCGCGGCGGGCAGTGCAACGGCCGCAGCCGCGTCTCAGACGGCTGCGGCGGCCTCGCAGACGGCTGCAGCGGGGTCCGCGTCGGCTGCGGCGACCTCCGCCTCCAACGCATCTGCGAGCGCGTCGTCCGCATCGACGAGCGCGGGCACCGCGACTACCAAAGCCGGCGAAGCGGCTGGGAGCGCTGGCGCGGCGTCTACGTCGGCAACGGCCGCCGCTGGGAGTGCGACTGCAGCTGCGGGGAGCGCGACCGCGTCGAGTAACAGCGCGGACGCAGCAGCGACATCAGCAACCAATGCTGCCAACTCTGCGAGCGCAGCGAGCGGGAGCGCGGCCAGCGCGAGCGCAGCGGTGTCCTCGGCAGAGACCGCGGCCGACACCGCTGGCGCTGCTGCTATGGCTGCTGCCGCGAGCGCCGTTATCGCTCAGGACGCGGCGGCGGCCGTGAATCTGCCGTCCTCCCTGGCTGGCCAAGCCGGTAAAGTGCTAAAAGTGAACGCGACGGGAGACGGCTGGGATCTCGGGGTAGGCGGGGGCGACGTAACCGGTCCAGCATCAGTGACCGCCGATGGAAACATCGCGCTCTACAATGGGACCGGCGGAAAGCTCATCAAAGATGGCGGCACCCGCGCAGCGTGGCTGGCAGGCGCCGGCTACCCATCGAGCGATGTCGCATCCGCCTCGACGTGTGATATCGGCGCGGCCAATACCGTCATGGTCCGCGTCACCGGCACGACGACGATCACCAGCTTTGGTGCGCAGCCCAATCGAGAGCGCATCGTGACGTTCGCGGGTGCCCTCACGCTCACGCACAATGCGGTGTCGCTCATCCTCCCCGGTTCCGACAACATTCTCACGGAAGCGGGTGATACGGCCGTGCTCGCCTCGGACGCATCAGGAAACTGGACCTGCCTCAGCTATACGCGCAGACGTCAGAGGCCTCGCGGGAACCTTCTTTCCGACTTCGCCATCAATCTGTTCGCGGACAGCGGACGGTTCGCAGGCAACTCGGCAGCCACCGAGT